TTTAGTTACTCCTTTAATACGGAAAATCCGTTAATCTCTATTACTCAAATACTGCTCTATATTGATTCTACTAAATCGACTACTTTTTTACAAGCGGTTTTCTATTGCGCTGTGAATATCTTTGCGCTTATTTTTTTTATTTTTTCAGTTGCTTTTATTTTGGAACTCATTTGTAACTCACAAGCAAAAAAGCAGGCTGACTAAACCTGCTTTTTTTAGCCGTATGTAATAGTAAGAAGATAATTGAGATACCGAAATGGAAACAAATTCAAACCAAACCACACATATATTATAGCATATGCTTACAGCAGGTGCAAATAATATAATTATTGTCTTTCCTTTGCTCTCATTTGAGCTACCCATAAGTCAAGAACTTTTCCGCTAGGAGCATCAGGATCACACATATAAGCTTTAGCAATCTTGACAAGTGTTCCGGTATCGCCGCTAAACGCTGCTCCATAATCACTATACACCATGTTCAGCACATAATACCAATCAGCTTTATGCTTAATATTATGTTGCTCTGCTAGTTGATTAGTCTGCTCATAAGTCCAATGCTCACCATTAGTGCCATCTGTGTTCTGCATTTTGCTAACAGCCAACTTTGCAAGTGCTTCATCAAAATGCGGACCATAAGCAACGCAGTGCAGGTCATATAACGTGCGATAAAAAAGGTCTGGGCAGTGCATTTTAAGCTTTTCGAGGGCACTGCAAACAATTTCTTCCATTGCTCTCTCTTTTGTATCGTCACCTATAATCTTATTCCAATAATCTTTGTAGGAGTGCATAACAACACCCCCTTACGCCAATTTAACAACACTAATAGCTGCTCTGTTGATAGTTGCTGCCGCCGTTGCCTGTACCTGCAAGCTAGTTGTATTATTCACAGCGCAGCAGGACGGACGCACACGAACCAACGTGGTAAAGGAAATATTCACAGCTGTGTCAGCAACACCAGTAACAATGCTTTCCGCACCATTAATAACAGAAGATGTGCTTTCCGTGGTACTCAGAAGCTGCAAGCCAACATTGCCAGCAGCAGCAGGAACAACATCAGCATTTACGCTGACAAGGTATAAACCACGAATAAGGCTAACACTAGAGCTTCCAGCAGGATGCTTAATAGCAACGCCAGTCAAAAGATTATTTATAGGAAAGCTAACAAAAGCATTAGCTGCAACAGACTGAGCAGCAACAGCCGCAGCGTTCAAAGAAGATTTTTCGTAGCAAATCATTTATTTTCACCTCTTTACGCAATCAAGGTATTTTCTTGATACCTTTAAATTTTATCGTTTTTTAAAGCAATAGGGACGGCGTGCACCGTCCCTAATACAGTGCAGTTAATGCACATAACTTATTTTTAGCCTACATTATAAGCGCAGCCACAAGCACCAGCTACATTGGCAGCGACACTTTGATACGGACTAGACGTAATATAAGCAGGTTGAGGATAAGGTCTAAGTGTACCGATAAGGGTTGCACTCTGTGCCTGTTGAGATAAATGGAAATTAGCTGTCTGCAAATCCCTATCTCTATCGGCAAGCTTATCTCTCAAATCTTGAATCTGGTTAGCTACCATAATTGCCCTGGTCTTTTCTCCGTCCTCTTTGACGGCGTTTACGATAGCACAAGTATTTTGTGCATTTTCGTAACGTACTGCGTCGATATTGCGGTTAGTTTCGTAGCCAAGAGAAGCAATAGCCTGTTTTTGTTCGCAGCAGCATTGTTGAGCAGCGAAACGATTTTGTGCAATCTCGCTACCAAGCTGATAGCCAGTCTGCATAATGTCACGCTGTACTCCGTTAAAACCATTCAGCATAGTGCTGTTCTGAGCGTAGAAGCCATCACACAAGCCATTCTGAACGCCACGGATACCGTCTTTTATATCCTGCATAGAAAATTGGTCTGCAATCTGGTCGCGTGTCATAGAGCCGTTCGCAAAAATTTCAGCACCCATGTTACCACGGTTATTCCAGTTGCCGCCCCAACCGCCCATAAGAGCGAAAAGAACGATAATCCACATAAACCACATACCGCCGCCCCAGCAGTCACCATAACCATTGTTTCGATTCATGTCCATTACAGGGACAATGTTTGCACCTTCCATGATTTTTTCACCTCCGTAAAAATCTATCTAAAGCTTCATTGCGCGCTTATCGAAGCCTTAAACCAAATTGACTTAAAAATTGATTAAGCTGTTCATCGTTCATGCCTTTTTGTTTGGCAAGATTCCTCACAAGAGTTTGCATCTGCTCCGGTGACTTTCCTTGCCCCATCTGCATTGCCCTACTCATTAGCGGATTTTGTCCTGCGAACTGCTGCATTAGTCCCATTGGATTTCCTGCTTGCTGTACCATCTGCATCATCTGGAATATGTTCATCATTTGTCATTCCTCCAATCTGCTCTTCGAGCTTTTCAATGCGTCTTTGCAATGCTAGCACTGTGTTATTGTCAGCGTAGGCAGGAGCTTGCATACCACCGTCCTGCTGAATCTGATAAACTCTAAAAATCGGCAAGCCGTCCATGCCTATAAGCTTTTCATAAATTTTTCCTTCGGCAGGAGCAGGAAAATATGTACTCGTTCCGTCAAGGTCAACTTGCGCTGCTCGTGCTTCTTCAATGCTTGTAACAGGTCTGCCTTTAATTTGCTGTACAGGCGGATAAGCATTCGGCTGCGCAGGTGGCATCATTGTCGGCATTGGTTGCTGATACATTTGTTGTTGTTGCTGTTGCAGATTAGCTAACCTCTGTTGCATCTGCTGTGTAGCTCCATAAGGATTGTAATAATTTCCGTACATCTTTATCACCTCACCTATATTTTAAGTGGTAGCAATAAAAATAATCCCTAAAGCTAAAGACACATTCTCCTATACATTCGGACATAATTTAGACACGATTCAGACATCAAAAAATGAGCAAAAAAAATAATCCCCATTAAGAAAAGCTTTTACACTTCTCTTAATGGGGATTACTTCATTTAGAAAGCACTCGATTAATAGCCTTATACGCAGTGCTTATTTCTCTGTCAACAGTTTTAGTGGAGATGTTCAGCTCCATTGCGATTTGATAATTCATTTTGCCGTCAACAAATTTCATCTCACAGATTTTCATTTGCCGTGGCGTTATCTTCGCTTCTTGAAGCACTGCATAAAATGAGCGGCGCGAGCTTTCGGTCATCCATATCCTCGCGCTTTTTAGCAGTTCTCTCATTAAATCACCTTTTTAAAACATAAGCAAGTAGTGCAATCAGACCAATGTTAGCGAACAACATTCCAGCCATGATATAAAACTGCTTATCAATAATTCTTTTGTTTTCAGCAAACAACATTGTTACCATGCCAGCAGGCAAAACTTCCTGCTTAACATTTTCGTTATCATTCATCCTATCACCTCATATAATATATCTTTTTGATATATTATATCACATCAACAAACAGTCAGTCACTAAATAATTTAAGCAAAATAAAAGCGTCCTGCTTTATACAGAACGCTTTAATGGATATCGAATGAAATCCACCAATCAACAGTTTTAAACATGAAGGTTTTATTAACGATATAATTATAACACAAGGGAATTTTTTTTGCAACAAAATAAGGAAAGACAAACTTTGCCTTAATTCTTCATTGCAGCATAAAGCGCACATCCTGCTATAACGTAGGCTATGTTGCGCTGTTTTTTAATGCGCTTCTGTTTTAGCTTGTACTCTTTTTCTAGCTCCGCTAAGGATTGATTGACACTCGTCAATAAGCTCTCCTGCTCTTTGACTTTGATTTTCAGCGTCAGACAAAGACTGTTCAGCTCGTCCGACTTCTTCTCTAGCTCCGCTAACTTCTTGTCGGATGTTCCCAACTGTCCCTTCGATTGCATCAGCAGTTTTTTGTAATTTTCGTTGATTGTCTTTAGCTCCGTCAAGTTGTTGCTTAACTTCTGATATTGTTGCTCCGTCAGAACGTACTCCATTGGCTCGTCCGAATACCGGGGCGAACCAGCCAAAGCGGTTAGTGGCATAAAAAATACCGCAAGCGACACACACGCCAGCGGCAAAAGCAATGACAATTTTAGTTTTTCTTGTTTTCTCATTCTCCATTATAACCTCTTAGCAATACTGATATTTGTAAAATATAACAAACCTCGTCAGACGCACAAATTTCGCCTACAAGCGATTTTAGATTCCGACACGATAAATCATGAGCGGCACTATTTTTAAAACGCTTGTAGGCGATGCAATTTGTGTGTGATTTTTGGCCAAAACCGTTAAATTATAGCCTACTTGTAAGATAGATATTCAGAATGATTTTAGAGCGCAAAATAATGATGCAACGCACCCAGTACAAAACCTGCAACCAGACCAACAACAAATTTCTTGTCAATAACAAATGCTTTCAGTTCTTCCATTGTATCACCTCCAATCATTATAAATGCGTCACCGACTATTACGCAAAAATTACCAGAAAATGCTACACGTATAGGAGAGAATAACTAAACCTCTTGTCGGTGACTATATCTAAAGCATGAGCTTTAAATCATCTTCCGTTTCCTGCTTTGCCATATGCTGGAATACCATAAGGAGTAGTAAGGTCGATACCAGCAACATACTCATAAGTAGTTTGCGCTCTGTTGGCGTAACCTGCTCTGTACATCTCGCCAACATCGGCAGCAATCCAGTAATAATTTTTAAAGAGTTTATAGAGTGCTTCCAAACTGCGCAGGTCTACACGTTCAAAACGATTCTCCAAGAAACGCTTTACAACGTAAGTGCTAGTCGGACACCACATGCCAGCATAAATCAAGCAGCGTGTATCATCCAACGTCGGTACTTGCTGCAAGACTTCGACGTATTGCAGGCAGTCACGTGACAACTGATCTAATTGCGCCTGTTGTCCTGCTTCGCTTCTCAAAAGCTCTTTAAGCATCGGCAGTTCGCCGCTTGCTTTAATATCAATATAAGTACGGTCCGCAAATTCTGCGCCGCCAGGAATAGCTCTCAAAAGCTCATTGGCTCTGTTGCCTTCCCATTGGCTCACACCGATTGAAGGATATGCGTAAGCTGTGCTTTTGGCTACGCTATCATAACCGCCTTCAATGCCTGTATAAATCAGTCCTTTTGCAATTTCTTTTGCAAGACTTTTGTTCCAGTCCATAGCTATCACCTCACTCACTTTTTAAGCAGCGGTTAGAAACTTTTTTGTATACGTCCTCATACATTTCTTGCTTGTCGCCGTTGTATGTATACTCAGCATAAATACCGTCACCGCTAACGGTCGTTGATAACAACGCCTTGTAATTCTGCAGCGTTTTACATGCCCAGACTACAAACACGTTCTCTAATGTAATAGGCTGAACGTCATTCGGTCCATGTTGGATGTTGGCAGGTTGGTTATACCACTCCACTAATTTGTTTTTACATACGGATTCAAAATGTGCCATACCTGTAATAATCATTATTATCACTCCTTTAAATTCACTTCTTGATTTCACATTTTAGTTATTTGTTAAGTTGTTTACTCTTCACTCTTTACTTTCATAGCTTTTGTTTCGACGTACTTGTTGCCAAGCTGTGCCAGCATGAAAGATACGCAAGCCATAGCAAAGGCTTCATAGTTACCCCACGTCTTAACTAAAAACGCAAGGTAAAGAGAAATTACACTAAACAAAATAAACGCAAGCACGGCACACATTCTGCCGATACTCAACGTGTTATCATCTTTCTTTAGCATGTTTAATAACTTACGCATTATGCACCTCTCATTTTTTATCTCTAGGCGGATAGTTCTGCAATTCGTTAATTTGCTCCATCAAATTGTCAATCACGCCGTTATCGCCTAACGCTTCATAACTTTTGTAGCAGGCATCAATGCTTTCTTTTGCGTAAATCGGTATCCACCCCTTATCCTGGACATAGTGATTATACGCCTGTATAATCCGGTCACGCAGAAGAGCTTGCACTCCAGCCTTTAGAGCGTCATTTTCTTTTTTCTTCTGGCGGTACATAGTGATGAGCAGCGTTATTACGCCGCCGGATATAACGTTAATCACAGAGTTTAACGCCGTATCTAAAGACTGTTCTATCATTTCATTACACCCCTATTGTCATACTTCCATTGTCACAGCTTCTACTTCTGCCGCCGTAGTCGCTGCCTCAACTTTTTCTTTTGCTACACGATATGCAGTATGCAGTTTGTTTGAGCGTACTGCAATGGCAGCAATGATCATCTTTAAATCGTTAGCCGTCACTGGCGTATCGGCATTATCTGCCGTGGTCCACTCTATTGTGGCTCCTTCGCCTTGCAGTTCCAGCGCAATAATAGCTGCATTGATTCTATCTCGTGCCTTCTCGTCGTAGTCATAGAGATTACCTTTGTACTCTATCGGTTCTACCTCCGCAGTATCACGCTGACGCTTCAACTCCAAGATTTTGCGTTGTTTGACGTTTTCAATCGGCTCTTCTTCATATGTAACGGTTACGCCTAATTCCGCTAAGGCTTCGTCAGAAATCGACAAAGGGATAAAAACGCCGTCTTTGCCTAACGCCTCAGAAAGTTCGTATAAACTAGAGTAGGCCTGTTCTTTATATGTATAGGTTGTATTCATTAAATCACCGCCTTAGTTAAACACAATTTCGACTTTAAATTTCTTACCGACGTTGGCGGCAGTAAACATGCTTGATATATTTGATGGCACACGTTGCACATATGTGTAGAAGCCTGTTGCAGCACTTTGATACGAAATTTTGCCTACTGTCAAATTAGCAGTTACACCTGTTTCAAGTGGAGTGATATTAAGACTGATGTTACGGCTTCCACTTGTTATACCCTCTTCCTTAAAAGCAACATCTAACCATCCAGCATAATAATTCAGCATAACAAGAGTAACGGCTCTACCGTCATGTGTAACATTGCCTGTAACTTCACCATAGTAACCACTGTTGGCGTTATATTTATATTGACCACTTTTAATTCCCATAGTCATGATGAATACATTCTCATCAACTGCACCACTTTCAACATGTTTTACCATAAATAGACGATTAAGTCCCATATTACATCACCTCTATGATAACTTAGATGCTTGTACGATGCTTGTTTTGTTACCGCTATTATCTAATGTTATAAAGATATTAAGTAATAAACCTGCACTCGTAATCGCTAAATCAGATGAGTTACCAGTGTATTTTAGTGTGCCACCATTAGTTATAGTTAGAGGATAATCAGCATTAGCTTTAATGTATGCAGTAAAGACTAATGATTGTCCTCTGCTTAATAGATGTGAGAAGTTTGTTAAATCTAAAGTAAAGCTACCTGTTGCATTGTAAACAGCCGTAACACTAGAAGGGTTTACAGAATTTCCATTAGTGTAAGCAGTTGTATATTTTTCTACACCCAACAAGGCTAAATCAAATGACTGCTGAGCAGTCCACACATTCTGCGTAGACGTGCTTACTCCACCACCACCGCTAACAGTAATGGTTACATTACCATTTGAATCGGGTTTAGTGTTGTTTACGCTTTTAACATACCCAACAAGTGATTGATGTTGCGTCAGATAACCTGCGTCATTAGTAAATGATGATACGTTTGTAGGGATAGCTGAATGTACAAAAGCCGTTGTTGCTATCTGAGTGGTGTTCGTTCCAACTGCCGCAGTGGGTGCGGTAGGTGTACCGCTTAAACGTGCTCCACCATTCCAGCCGTTTCCGTTGATGTTGCCGATTAAAACCGCCCCGGACTTTGTACCTGTTGTGCATTTATAAAAGTTCCAGCTCGGGTCGTATTCATAAAAATCCACGCTATCATGACCAGAATAGCCAAAATCTATAGCATGGTAATAGGTGTTAGCATCGCCCTCGCCGCGGAATTTGCGGCATTGGAAGTAGTTGTTTGCGCCTGCACCTGTCTGGAAATTAGTCGCTGTAATGCCGCCAGTGACTGTGCCACCTGTTAACGGCAGGTAATCGCCCGAACCGCCGCCCATATTGGCTATTGCCTTGGCGATCACCTTGTTTTGAACAGGATTTGTGCTGGTGGTCGACAGCTCAGCATCAATGGTAACCTTTTGCATCAGGCCTACAATAGGGTTGCCGTCTGCCCCTGTTGCTTTTACTCCGTCTGCCAAATCGGCAGCGGTGACGGTATCCCCAGTAAGGTCTACCAAGGTGTTACCGCCGTATATAACTTTATTCACTGCCATTTTTTCACTCCTTAGCCTATGGTAACGGTCTTGCCGCCCTGCGGATTGTCGCTCTCATTGTAGGGTATCGGCTCTACGGTAACTTGCGACAAATAGTTAAATCCCTGTGCGCTGTCGGGCAAAATAGTCTGCGCTGTTGTCTTAGGGGTAACTGTTTTAGATTGCGCTTTAACATCCTCAGCACCGCTCATGTTGCCTGTTACGCCTAAGATGCTTACACCTGCTCTGATGTTTGTCGCAATGATTTTAGCCTGCTCTGTTGCGCTGATTTTAACCTTGCCTGCGCCGTCATGATAGCCGATGGGCACAGTGTATTCGTCAGCTTTTTTGCTGATTTCACCGCTGACAGCGCCGTTATTTTTCATCTCACCTGTAATTTTTACACCGTTCACGTAGGCGGTTTTTCCGCTGAGGATTTCCGCACCTGCCGCCGTTGCGTCGGAGGTATCGGCGTTGTATGTGCATGTGCCTGTAATGACAGCGCCGCTCTTATCATGGGCGGTTGCGCCTTCTAAAATTTTGTCAGCGGTAACCGTATCGGCGGTCAGATCAATTAATGTCTTACCGCCGTAAACGATTTTAGATACATTTTTTTCAGCCATAATTTACTTCAACCTCTCTTTCACTTCCAATATAAATTGTAATCCCGTCGGATAAATTGCTTGTTTCGTAGTATGGTATTTTTTCGACAGTAATATTTTTAACTAGATGTTTGTTTGCCGTTGGCAATATCTGTACCTCATGCGCTTCAGAATGTACGGTGTATTTGCCGTCATAAATATCAGCTCCGATGCTCCGTGCTGATAAGATTCCATGCAGGTTGCTTTTAGTTGGTGACAAATTGCCATGCAGCTCACCTTTGGCAACTGTCAGCGTACCATGTAACCTCATTAGTAGGTCACCTCCTCCATTAAGAGGAACTCATGCGGCGGAATAACTGTATCAACGTAGCCATCAGCACGACGAAGCTCAATGTCATATACATAAGCTCCAAACGCCAACCCTTCAGTATCTGCTGGCTTAATATCAAGCTCACCATTAACAATAACTTTTTGCAGAACGATAGTCGAATTACGTGCTGTGCGTCGGAGCGTAAAGGTTAATACATCGCTGTCAGTCAGTTCAACATTCCTTCCATTAATATCGGTAATACTAATGTTAAAAACACCGCTATCACCTCTAATCATTCTGATGTTGTTGTCATCAACTTTAAACACCGCTATCACCTCTTACAATTCTATATTGTTGAGTTCAAAAACAGTTTTGCAAGCTTCTACTTCAGCCTGTTTTTTCCAGCCTGCTTGTTTACAGGTGCCGATATGCATCGACAAATCCGCCATCCACTGCATAACCTGTGACGGCTTCAGCCAAAACACTTCCTTGCTGTCCTTGCCCTCAGCTACGCCACGTACGGGACAGCCGTCGGGATATTTTTCCGCAAACAGTGGTGTACCGACGTTTAGGGCGATACCCTGCATGGTAAGCTGGGTATCTACATCACTGTCATAACGCACAGGCTCGCCGCTGGCGCTGCTGACAAAACCGCCCGTGATGTTGTCTGCTGTCCATTGGCTGATTTCAGCGAGTTTTGCTTGCTTAGCTGCAGGCAGCAGCTCTGCGTCTGTAGGAGCTGGCTTAGGATATACAACGCCGTCATCAGCAATGAGGTATTCGCCGTCGCCGTTGCCAATCAGCTTATTAAAATCATCCTGGTCAACAATGACATAGCCTTGCTTAATCAGCTCAGCGATTTGCTCTTCGCTGTACTCAACGGCGAGCTTTGTGTCTTTTCTCTGCCCCTGTTCGGGCAGGATAAGATATTGATTTACACGTTTATCGTTCATAATTTTCCTTTCTACGCCCCTTGGAGCGATTTTTTTAATTTTGCAGTGGTTATGCAGATTTAATTGGTGTGCTTTTGGCAAAGCCTAAGCTTTGCCAATAGACATCCACCAAAAACCTGCGTAACCGTTATAGGCATCCCTAGAGCCTGCCTGAAAGCTTGTTGGGGTAACATAGGACACATACTGGCAGTTTTGAGAACCGCTGCATCCATAGCTGTTCTCGGTTCTAACTACTGCAACCACTGCATATATCACGGATGTAGCTATAGGCAGCGTTATGGTAACATTGGCTGTTCCTGTTGTATAAACTCCCCACTGCAAAACTAATCCATTTGAAAATTTAATATAGCCGTTCTGTGCAAGGTTGGCTGCGACGATGTACGCGCCGTCATCTTTAAGCAGTGCCAAATCGTTGGCTGCTATGATGTCTTTAAATTGATTGTATAGTGATTCACTGGGGAAAACATGGATTTTTCCCAGATTTGTTGTTGATTGTGCCATTTTTACCTCCTATATAATATGGGCTGTAATCGTTGTTGTCGGGTCGCTGCTGCTGTGCTGCATGGACATTATTGTGCTTGTGCCGCCGGAGCTGATCTTATATGTCAGCGTTGCTACGCCGCCAAACTCGCCCAAGATAAGCTCCTGCTTCTTGGCGTTTGGTAACGGGATGCTGAACGACCCCTCTTTGGATGCGCTGTTGGTCGTGATTGTATACGTCCACGTGCCTGTTGCGCAGTCGGAAACGTCAATATACGCATACGTATCGGCAGGAGTAACCTCAGCCGCGAAGCTCCGGCGTTTTGTGCTTGACGTAAAGGTGACGTTGTACGTCCCACCGTCAAAGGTTACCGGGACGGTATTAGTAACGCCGTTATATGTTACCGACAGCACTTTGCTTGTACCGGCCTCGCCACGTACGGCTACGGTAACGCCATAGGTGACGGTATATACGGTGCCGTCAACAGTAATCCTCTCACCTGTCGCCATTAAGTTATTGCCATAATAGACCGCCAAATAAGCATATCCGGATTTAGCGACATCCGGCACATAGCTGCCATTGGCGTATCGCGCTTTATACGCAGCGCCGTTGACCATTATCTTATATCTCATCTTAACCTCATCCCTTAGCTAGAAACTATTATGTGTCGGTGATACTAACGTTGAAAACACCGCTATCACCTCTATTTAAGTGTAGATAACCAATTTTACGCCTACACTATCAATGCCAAGATTTTGTCTTGCAGCTTCGGCGGTTGTAGCTCCTGTGCCACCATTAGCAATAGGCAACGCTCCGTTTGTATTACCTAAACCCAGAACATAACGAACACCAGCAACGGTAGTTTGTCCTGTACCGCCACCAGCAATAGGAAGAACTTTATATGTGGCATCGCCGCATAACGCCATATCCTGCTTTCCTGCCGCCGGAATTGGCGCAAGTCCTGCTTTACCAGAACTGTAATATGTTGCGCCTGTCATATTAGCGATATTAATATTGCCACTAGAATCAGGTTTTATATTATTTACGGAACGAACAAATTTAGCTTTAATCTGTCCTAAAAAATAGCTTAATCCGTCAAGATCAATTAATTTTTGCAAGTTAGCCATTATGCCAGCTCCTTTGTAATTAAATTCTGAATTTCAGCTTCGGTTGCCGTCTTTAGCTTGTAAGCTCTTGGAATAACTTCCCATGTCACTGAGCCATCATTATAAGTTGTTCCGAGTACAGCCTCTCGAAAATCTGGCTCACTCACAGCTGTGTCACCGCCAACAGTACATGCTAAGACAAGACTTTTAGGCAAGTTAGGTGACAATACGATGTCGCCATTAACATAAGATGTATTGTTCTTGCGGATGTTTAAACTGTTAAAAAGGTACTGGCTTTTTAAATCGCTAACATTTTGCAATTTATTAAAGTATTCAAGCGGCGGCGCTTCTCCTTTGTCAAGATAACCCCAACCACGCAGGTAATCAAGCTCAGGCCAAGAATCAATCATCTCACCAATGCTTGCACTACTACCAAAAATCAAATCAAAAGTAGGCTGTTTCATTACCATTATTCAACAAGTCCCCCTTTCACTTTTATAATCCTTGCGAATGTTCCTTGATTAAAACCTTTAAACCTATAGGGATTTTCTCCGCTTCTACTAAACCCGAACGTATTTGTGGCATCAAAAGAATAGACATAAATCACGCCAATACCTGCGCCACGGATAATAAGGTTCAGTGCATCAATCAAACGGCTTTCTTGGTTTGTTACTAAACGGCCTATTCCTATGCGCATTTTTGCGTTTCCGGCATTTACAGCGGAAATGCGTTGAACGTTAAAAACATTCTTTATGCTATGGATAGTACTGACACGGGAGCAGTCTGTTGTATTTTTCTCAATCTTCGAGATAACAGCAAGACGATAATAACGGTCGTTTAAGTTGCTGGATGTTAAATAGTTATCATACATCCTACGGAACGGAGCTTGTCCGAATCCCATGTTGCCATGATCAGGGAAGCCAAAAAAATCCATTGCAATAGCATTTTCAACACGGCGAGAAATATCAGCAACTTCACCGCAAATATCGAGCTGCCTACCAACTGCCGTATTTGGCCATATCTGTGTCCTTATCTGCTCCCTTACTTTATCTATGCTGTCGAGTTCATTTCCAACGGCATTAAGAAAAGCTTTAATGTTAGGCTTGTTTCGAAACTGACTTAACAAATGGTTATACATTCTTTCGCTTGTAGTCATGGTTACAACTCCAAAGCTACAGTAACATTAGCAAGCTTTGTTACTGCTAGCTCACTACGTTCAATCGAAATGTTTTCCTGTTTATACGTTTGACTATCTTTAGACACGCTGCACTCAATATAGCTAATGCCGTCAACGCCGCTGTAAATAGGACCAAGAAAACGCTGATAAATAACATCATTACCCATCGACAGTTTGCCAATCTGTTCGACAACGATATTTTTAATTTTGTCGATTGCATCACCAGGTAAAATTTCTTCGTTATATTCTTTAATGACAACTTTGACATAAATCTGTACCTCGTGCGGACGGCTAAAGCATACATCTTGCTCTGCACCCTCGCTGTCCTCAATGCGAACGCAAATATCGCCGTTTGTATCAATGCCTAAAGGTGCAACATTTAAGATAGTGCGAGCAATAGCTTCTTCATCACCACCGAAAACAATAGCCTGGAAAGAATGAGGTTTTAAGCCATCAACTGTTTCATCAGTGCGGTTTTCATAAATAGTTACGCTGGTAACATCCTGCAATTCAAGTAATGCAGCCTTAATACTTTCTTTCATTCCTATGCTGTTTCTGAACACAGCAGACGCATAACGCTGACGAACTTCGGATGCTGTTTCGTAGTCACGACCTACATATGTTTCAGATTCGTTGCTAACAGAAAACCAGCCGTCATAATTCGTGTTGATATAATTCACGCTATTTAGCAAAGGTTCGATTTCTCCGTATTCTTCACAGTCAAAACGAATAGGACTGCCAACCTGCGTTACTACAAATGATTCGTTAGGCACAACCACAGCTCCATATCTCCTGTCTGAGCGTTCAAAAACCAGCTTGCCTTCAACAATACTGCCTTGCCACTTTTCAACGCTCTGAGAAGCCAAGGCAACAGCGACAACCAACGCAGTATCATTTTCTTGTGCTGTGTACTTTATAACTGCATCATTATCAAACTGTACACTGTAAATTTTTCCTTTAGTTGGTGTTTCAACTTCCAGGGTTACATGTACGCAGTCATTAAGAGTAATCGTGCTTTCTTCAATAATATTCCATTTGTAGCCGGAAGCATCTTTGATCTGGCAGTTAGCAGGAAGAACCATTCCGCTGCGTCCATAACAAACAGCATAAAGATAGCTTGCCTGAGCTTTCTTTCGTTGTACATTAGTGTAAGCAAGCGTATTGTCTAAGCTGCCTTCGCTAGCACTAATCGGCGAACGGTCATAATAATCACGCTCTAAAAGCTGCCACATTCGGTCAAGCTCAGCAGCATACACACCAACGAGAACGCCTATCATGCTGTTAGGCTGACGGCTGACTGTTGAGCCTAAATTTTGCTCCAGGCTTTTAAAAATATCTTCTCTTATCTCCGGCAAACGCTTTCTGACAAAACCGTTAACTGTTACTCCGTACTCCATAGCCTAAAACCTCCTTCCTTACAATCATGCCGTATTCAGTTTCTGCTTCATAGCTTAATAACATTTTTCGTGTAGCAGATTCAAAATCAATATCAATGCTAACTAAATTGCTTACTCCGTCAACTTTTAAAATTTGCTCACGGAAAAGCTCTCTAATTAGCGTAAAATTAGGATTTTTAACAAGCACATAATCGAGATAAGGCACGCCGTGCGTAACATCTAAAAACCATTCACCTAAAAAAGTAAGCAACTGTATTTTTATCTGTTGCGCTACACGCTCAACATTGTCAATAAACATTACATCTCCATTAAGTGCAAGGTCATGTGTCTTTGCGTTTAAAGCAAGGTCAAGCATTGCCAACACCTCCTAAATAACTAGGAACATATATATCCAAGCCGTTCTCTTGAATCTGCGTCAGTAAGCCACAATCAAGATAAAGCTTTTTAACAATCGCTTTCTTATCGGGTGTTTTTACAACATTACCTCTATCCTCTACAAGGCAAATAAAATCCATCTTGCTGTTACCTTGCCAAAACGATTCCGCATAATCATTAATCTGCGCAGCTTCAGTAACCCTAGCTGTCGAAATATCCTTGATAACAAAATCAAGCTCCGGCTGTTCAGTATCAACAATCTTTTCGCCAGCACTGCCTTCTGCCTGTGCCGATACTTCAGATGTAGTATATTTGATTTTATCGACAAGATTTTCTTTTAGCCATTCCCACGCATACCAATACGGCGTTAAATCAATACTGCCTACATCAGAATTGTATTTAATGCCATATTTTTCATCATCTTTGCACTTCAATGCTGCTTTTGTCTGTGATACATAAGCACCACGAATAACAGCACGAACAGAATCAGATACACTATCAGCATTGCTGAAATAACTATCAATAGCTTTTTCAAGCTGGACAAAATACGTCCATGAGCTTGTTAGCGTAGGAAACGCCGCAATGCAAGCAGCTTTTTGCTTTTTATAGGCTATTATAACTTCTTCTTTTTTCATTATTTTTCACCTCAATGCGACGAACTTGTTTCACCATGCGGAGCTGTATGAGTATGTCCGATAAGACTAATACCACCGCCAAGCACATCACCGCTGCACGTTATCGAACCTTGAACATTAATATTTCCGACAACATTAATCGTGTTGCCAGGTGTAAGGCTTATTTTCGTACCGCCGTTAATAACTTCAACATTTTCGGCAGATATTGACTGTGACGGCATCATTCCAACAAAACAGAAGCCGTCAGTCAAATCATATTGTCGAGGATCATGGTTATCATCGGTTCCAGCACCAAGCCATTCATCAATGCTACGTTCAGAAAAAACAATTAAGCAACCATCACCAGACTTTACAGGATATGTAATCTGAGCCGCTCCTGCGTGTGGCATAAAAACAGGAACACCGTCAATAACCGGGTATTCAAGAACTCTGCCATCGGAGGTGTATTTCTTTAGCGTTGACTTAACACTGGCAAGGCAAGTAGAAGCATCAAATGACAAAATCGTACCAGGCAAGCAGGTGTGAATGTTGCCTATTTTTTGCTGCATAAGATTTTCCAATCCTTCCAGCGTATCTGCTGTTGCATCAAGGCTCATATCCAATCACTCCTTCGGTACAATCTCATACACTTCAAGCTCCGTATACCAGTTCTGTCCGCTATACGAGGCGTTATGCTTTAAGCTTTCTATTTTGAACCAGCCTTTTATTTCCTGCGAATCAATATAAACCAAATCACCTGGGTTCAATACAGGCTGCAAAAGGCATTTAACATTCCAACCTGCTTTTTTATCCCTTTTTGGTTGGGTAGTCTTTTTACTTGTTTTTTGTTTCGATGCCTTTGTTGGACCTTTAAGAAGTTTTTCAACAAAACCAATTAATCCGCTTTCAGGAGTAAGCTTTATAGCTTGCACATTAGTGTTACCGCCTTGCTTAATAATCTGCAAAGTGTTGTTTTGGATGCTCCATTCCAAATCAGTGCCAGCACACACTTTATCCAGACATTCGCGTCCTGCACCAACAAAAGAAAACCCATTCGCAAAAGTCGTAAACTCACAATCATCAGCATACGTTACTACAAGTCCCATATCTGCTGCAACATCGTCAATAGCTTTCTTCCTGCTAACATCTTTAGCGTAAGACAAGGACACGATACTATCACGGATAGCAACGTGCCCATCATAAAGCTTCATCTCTGTTACTTTGTCAGAACCGCTCATGTAGGAATAACAGTCAGTTACCCAGCCGATGAAAATTCTCTTTAATCCAGCGTCCTCGCTGTACCCCACTTCAAGGATGCAGATTGTATCTGCTCTTTCCAATTTGTCAGCAGTCGCTTTCGACAGGTTGTAAATTTTCAGCGAGCAGGAATTACTTTGCTTGGCAAGACTTTTTGCAATGTCAAATTCAATTTCTAACCCCTGTTCTTTCGCCTTCGCTTCAATAACCACGCCGTCAGAACCTTGTACGCCTAGAGTAATTTTATAAATGCGGTCAAACTGTGCCATAGCTAACCTCCATAAAATTCATCTTCCGTGCAGTACACGAGCGTAGCTGCTCCGCTTTGAAAATCATCTCTGCCGACACTTTCTTTGTCTGTCAAGACAAGCAATTCCCCTCTAGGAGCATTACTTTTATGGTGATTCATCAGCAAGGGAAACTTCGGTACAACGCAAGCGTTAGCAAGGATTACATTGTTGTTAGCGTCCCAAAGGTGTAATGCCCAGAATTGCCCTTCATGGTTCCAGCACATTCTTACTTTATATTTCTTGCCGTCAAAAGGAACGCTGAAAACAACATCGTTACCATCGGCAAAATTAATCGTAAACATGGTATCCTCCTAAAACAACAAGCCTAGTCCGCTTTTAACGCTGTCTACTCCGCCAGCAAGCCAGCTTTTATTTGTTGCGGTTTCGCTTCCTAGAGAATCACTAATGCCACCAAAACCGTCACTGCCAGGAATATCAGCAGAACCTCCGCCAATGTCAACAGAAGATGTTTTTCCTGCGCCTGCGTTTGCCGCAGTTTCTCCCGCGTTTTCTTCCTGCGACGCTGTTACAACGTTTTCGGGAATTGCCGTTGTCTGCGTAGTTACTTTAACAATCTGCTGAAAAGCTAAGTCAGCATAAATAATGCTTTTCGACGAATCCGGTTTGCTTACTCGGCAAGAAGTCATAACCATGTTGTCATACTTCTTCTCGGGACGAATGATAGTCACAGGCTCCTTCTTATCTCTGATTTCCTCTAAAAGCTGCAAACCGTTAGCAAATTTCTTTTCTCCCCACCCGTTTTTATAGAACCACGTTACAGGGGTAGACGAAATGCCGACGGTCATTGTCAGCTTCAAAGGCTTGTTGACAATATGGTCAGCAATTTCAAAACCTGTTTCTACAGGGTGTCCTGTTACATCCTGATCATAGGTGTATTCAAAAGATTTTACTATATCAACCTTTAAAGAACCAACCTGCGTAGGATTTTTAATGTTGTATCCTAAAATATCTGCAAGCATATTACTATACCTCGCTTAAAGGAAAGTAGTTAGCAACTGGCCAGCCGTTATTGCGACTAACAACATTGCCTACCGCAGCTGCTGTTGCTTCCGGGGAAGTGCTAGCAGTTGTAACCTGGATATAATTCGTTGTGTTGCCACTGTTGGAAATGCTAGATGAAGTGTTCGTGGTATTCGGATTACCTAGCAAGCGGTTTACTGCAGTGCTGCCAAAATTTGAAATAGGGTCAATAATATTGTTGTTCACAAAATCTTTCACGCCTTGCATGATGTTCAACTTGCTGATTAAGTTATCAACCCACTTAATAGCATCCTTAACCCACTTAATCATGTTGTCAAAAAAGCCAGTTATTAGCTGCCATCCAGAATTTATGGTATCGGCAAAGAATGTGGCCAAAGCTGTCAAACTGTCTTGTATAAACTTAAAAGCGTTAACAAACAGCATAATAACTCCGGCTATAACATAGCCTATTGCAGCAAGTCCGGAAACAAAAGCATTGCCTATTCCTTCCCACAGCCAAGAAGTTAAACTCCAAATGCCTTCAAACGCCAATTTAAATAACTCATAGATAAGCTTAGGCACAAAAGCGATAGCTGTTCCAATATCGCTAAACCATTGAATAACACTGTCTTTGAAGTCTATGAATTTATTTTTTATAGGTTCAAAATCTCCAAACCAGCGTTTCATCATGGTGTCTGCCTTCGGGTCAGTTACCCACTTATAAAAATCCTGTATAAGCAAAACAACAAGAGCAATCGCAGCTGCAATCAGAAGGAATTTACCCATTAACAGCATCTGCATAGCCGCTCCCCTTCGTGTTTGGCTATTGAATGCTATTTGCGCCCCGGTTGCCAAGAATAAAGCATCTCGTACAGCAACAATCCACTTCACAGCAGTTCCGAGCATCATTACAAAACTGCTCCATTTTGCCATGCCGAAAAGAATGCCTGCATAAATCGCTGCAATTTTCAACCCAGAAATAAAGTTATCAAGGTTAATGTTCTCGATGTAGTCTGCAAATTTTGCCATGCGTTTCGCTATGCCATCAACTATGCCCGTCTTATCCTCAAATTCTTTGAAAAACTTTCCAAGCGCATTTTGCATCTTGTTTGTTGCCTGGCCAACTGTCCAAGGCATTTTACCTAACTCCATTTTTAAGCGGTCAGATTGTCCGCGAATAGCATTAAAAACATCCTGTGCAGTTAATTTGCCTTCACTGCCCATCTGCCTTAACTGTCCGATTGTAGTGCCCATGCCTTCGGCAATAGCTTTGGCAAGTCTAGGTGCTTGCTCCATAATGGAGTTCAATTCATCACCACGTAATGTGCCAGAACCCAACGCCTGTCCTAACTGTACAAGCGCAGCTTCCTGGGATGCAGCAGAACCGCCACCGAGCAGCATTGCGTTTGAAACATCCTCGGTAAACAGCAGGATGTCTTTTGTGCTTTTCTTTAACTCCTGCGCATTACGTGCAACAGAAGTAAAAAGCTCGGCGGTAGAACCGTATTGCTGACGAGTACGGCTGGCAATGTTGTAAATTTCTTTCTGAACAGTTTTTGATTCCTGCTGGCTTTTGGTTACGTTATTTACCTGACCTTCAATAACCTTCCATTCGTCAATCGTTTTAACGATACTTCCAAGAGTTAGCGAAACGCCAGCGAACATAGCAAGACCACTTAACTTCGAAAACAAACTGTCTACTTTATTGCCAGCTTTATCAGCAGAATCGCCAACACGTTCAAGGCCTGTTTTAACTTTTTTGGTTGTCTGCTCTACTTGCTTAACATTTGAGTTATTTACTTTGAAGCCAATCGCAATAGCTAAACTTCTTACGTCCACGGCGCATCAGCTCCTTTCTTTTTAGGGTGGTCAAGATAATATCTTTGTACATCACTCTGCATGTCAAGCAGAGCGTTTATTTTACATAAATCGCTTAATGTAACAGTACCTTCTTTTATCTCCGTAACAGTAACTACCTTAGCCAACACTGGCCGCCAAATAAAAGATTCAGCGGTTAGCGTTGGTGATAAGGTGCCGGGAATTTCTACTTGCTCACCAACATCTCGCGGACTCCAGAGAGGTTGGGAATTAAAGCGAAAAAATCTCCAAAATTTACCTCAATAATAAATTTTTCAAGTTTAAGCAATTCAACAAGCTTGCCAGTAAAAAGCTCATTGATAACATCTTCTGTAAGCATAATAGCTTCTTCTTCACCCTTAATCTTAACGCTGACATATTCAGCATCAAGCAGACGTTCAGAGAACTGTGCCAGCACTTCACCATTAAAGCTTTCACCTAACTGCGCAAGGATAGCACCGATATTGATTTGAGCACCTAACAATACTTCTTTCATATCTTCCGTTTCGCCGTTAGATGTTAAGCCGCCTTTTAAAGCGGCAGTAATAGCTTTCTGTAAGTCACCATACAGTTTCAAGCCTTGCAACGGCGGAAGAGCACGAACATAAAAGGTGTTCGCACCGATTTTTCTGTTCTTTACTTCAAACTTTGCTTGTCTCATTTTTTACCTCTTAGCTGTGACCGCCAACTAAAAATGCTTCATCGGGAACAACAGCCATAAAAACCCACTCACATTTTCCGTCAGAAGCAGATTTACCACGTTGGAAATTAGGTTTCTTGACAATCCATGCCTGATCACTAACCATAACGCTGTCACCGCTCAAATCTTTAATAGTTAACGGCAGCAAGCCAGCGCCGTTTTGATTGTCTGCATCTTGAATCAAGCTTAATGCTGCATTGCTGGAGCTGGACTGCAACAGAGTAACAGTGATTTGCTTTAAGACAGAGGACGGGTCAATACTGCGGACAATTTCCTGGTCACAGCCGACAATAGCGGAAATTCCGTCACCTTGCGTTTCGATATTAATAAAAGTACCTTCGTCAACGCCTGTTAAGATAAGAGAGCCGAACAGTACCTTAACTTTCTTCGGGTCGTATGTTTTTACTCTTGCCATTTGTTACCCTCCTTTAAGCTTTCTGAATAAGATTCTCATATGTCAAAGAACCTTTAATGTTGACAGCATGGATAGCACCTGCCAGACGAGCAGTAAACTTTACATCGTCAAGAACTCTTTGCGCTTTCTTGTTTGCGCTAATATTAGCAGCTTTAGGAACTGTAATGGTGTAGCCAAGATTTCTATTGCCATCATCATCATATTCAGTCGGAGCGATACCGCCACGGTCTTGACCAAGCTTTAACACTTTGTTCAGCACACCTTCGACAAGCGCAATGCCAGCATCAGTGTACGGCAATTTCTCACGATTAATAAGCATTGCAAATTCTTCGGTTTTAATAGTTTCGACGAGCCAGTCACGGAAACGGATAACGTCAATCCATTCACCAGCACAAGTCTTGCCATTTTGAGTAATGCTGACATTCTCCGAGAAGTTTTCAAAGGTGTTGTAGTTTTTGGCAGTCAATGCAAGATATTCTGTTTCGGTTAAATCATCGTTTGTAATGCTGGAAAGCTTTTTATTTGCCCATGTTTCACCACCGGGATATACAGTAAAGCATCTGGACATTACAGCGGCTTCAGGAAATTCCTTTTCTGCTTCCTTATGATAAAAAATAAAAGTGCGATAATAATTTTTCGCTTTCAGTTTGCTGCCTGTATCTGTTGCAACGCCAGCTTGCAATGCATCAGCTTCGGCAACAGATGTGCCATACAGTTTTGTATGAGCTTCAACCCATTCTGCCATTTCCATAATTTTGGCAGATGTGCGGTCAGCATAGCACAAGCCATACCAATCATTGTCAGCAGCACAAATCTTATTCATATTATCAGCAACGGAGCTATCAGAGTTCATTCTGCCGATTTTAACCTTTTCATAATGCGGAATCTGGCTGAAAGCCTGTAATGCAGCTTTATACACAGCATCCTCAGCATTCCAACCTAAATCTAAAAGCTGGTCAGCGTCCGTAATGGTCAATACATACGCCGGAGCAGCGTGCTCATGTGCAGATACAATCATAAGTGTATTAAAGCCATTGGACGAAATACCTGTGGTGTTTAAAGCAATCTGCACATTGACTAATCTGTCGATATTTGCCATATTTTCATCTCCTTAATTTTCTAATTCTCCCATGATTTCAACTTTTACAATGGTATCGCCGTCAGCAGGATGTTCGTTGTTATCCTTGCCGTTATTCGTAGTGCCGTTTATTTCTAATTTGTTGAACCATTCTGCCCCCTGGTTAAGCAGCTCACGGCAGTACGAAACAGTCAAATCAACCGATGCTCGTTCCTGCCACGTTCTGCCATCCAATAAGGTTGTAATGTCTTGCACTTGCTCGACACTGTTTATAGCCACATTTGCAGAATCATACAGATTAATCATATCAGGCATTTCAAGGTAAAGTTTAAGCTTCGACAGAAGTTCAACAGCACAATCGCCAAGAGCTTGTATGTTTAACGTAGCTTCAACGATACCTGCATTGCTGTACTGTTCTGTTTCAGCTAAAAACACAACCTCGTTACCTATACTGCGTTCAGACAGAAGGTCAACGACAATATTTAGTTCACTCACCGCCGGAGGTTTCATTTTTGCTCTGCGAATCGGAATCGGATAATATATTTTTTGCAATACTGAAATAAAAAAATTCAATACGTCAGTACGAGTATTAGCTTCTTTCAAAATTCGCTCACCTCTACTGCATATGCACGGTAATGGTTAATAACATCACTTTGAAAAATATCGCTGGCAACTACTTCAAAAAGCTTTTCACGCCATTTAAAGCGGTCAGCCATTGTATTTGTTCGTTGGTCATCAACATAAAGTTCCTTGTCGGTATAGACTTTTACCGCTCTAGCCGTCCTGCTACCTTCAGGAAGTAACATCATTTCATTAGCTTTAAGCGGCTGCACACTGGCTAACACTTTAAATTCTTGTGGTGTAGGATACATATAGGTTCCGTTGGCAAGCAGTTCGGGACTGCCGTTGTAACGCAGGACAGTTATCAGCTTGCGAAAACTACTCATGATTACCACCTTTTCTTTCAATGACATAGCGGATTGATTGTCGCAGATGCCCGGTATCGATTAATGGTCTGGAGCTTTTTTTGCGCTTTATTGTCGCAGGAGAGTTCGGAGTAAATGGTCCGTCGACAATTTTTCTTTGAACCATACCTTGCACAACATTGCCCAACTGATTAAGAGCAGCGTTTGTTCCTAATCCAAATACAGCACCATTGGCAACACGTTGAATCATTTTGTCAATCACGGGCAGATTTTCATCATATGCAGAACGCAGGAAAGAACGTTGGGGCATATCGCCCAGCCCAAATTCATGTATCGCTGCAATAACAGCCAACGGCTGGTCTGTGTTACGAATGCTTCCACCTTTCCCTCGCCGTACAGCTTTGTCTTTAGCTTGTACACCAACCTTAACCACAACGCCGTCAAGGTCTTTGTTTAGCGTTCGTATGATACGATTTAAACCTAAATCTTTATCCTCTACTCTACTCATAACGCATTATCCAATCTTGTTACTATCGGAACAACGCACATAGAGCGCAGACGTTTAAATTCAATGCCATAGTACGTCTTGTCCAACATATCGAAAGAAGCTGACTTGTCACCATATGAACGTTGCAAGTCACCTTCTTTTTCCGACGTTACAGAGCCTGTAATCCCAACATCAGATGAGCCGTTTTCTCCATACTGCGCAATAAGCTGACGCAGGACAACGTGATGCGCCATGAGATAAACAAATGCTGTTATATACATATTGCCAAAAACACTTTCTGACAGCATAGGCGAAACAAGATTAATGTAGACTTCTAATTCTTCATCAGTAAGAATCAGTTCGGGGCAGATAACAGAAAAAGCTTGCTTTATTTTATCTTTAGTTTCCGTTAACATTTTTCTTTGCCATGTTTACAAAAGCAAAAATAACGGAATAAATATCTTCAGCGGTTTCTGCGCCCTCTACATTAATATTGTATTTCTTAGCGAAAGCAGTCAAAGAACGCTTGCTAGATTCAGCGGAAAGTCCTGCAAGGTCTGCTGTCATATCATCAACATTTGCTTCTTTGGCATTGCCTTTCTCGACAGTAATCATTTGTTCTTTGATATAAGCTTTTACAATAAGATTTTCGCCCCATTCATCACCAACGATGCCACACTGATCAGGCATAATATATTTGCCGTCGATATTAATTACAGCTTTAGAGATGTTTTTAACTTTCATTCACTTTCCTCCTAAAAAAGAAAATGCCCTCTCATGCGAAAGGGCAGTATATGGTCAGATTAGATGCCAGAAGCTTTGTTCATGGACAGCGGATAGTAAATCAACACGCCAGCGGTACGAACCTCGCAAGGAACTTCAAATTCCAAGCCTTTTTGCTGAATAGTGTGCTGAGTAAACGGCAAAGGAACTTCCAGGGTCTGATGGTCTGCGTCCTTAACGTATGCAATCATCATATCCAAGCCGCCTACACCTGCGCCAGCCAGCTCATTGGCTTTCAATACAGTTACATCCGGGTTATTGCGTTTAAACACAGACAGGATGGAATCTGCGACTACATCAGAATAAGGTGTGGAAGCAATGTAGTTGTATTGATCCGGCGGCAGTACCAAGGTATTAGGATTTTCTACGTCATTAGTCTGCTTGCTAACAGAATTAATAATGCCATTCATATCACGCAGAATCTGAACAGCGGTTTTATCTTTGAATTTAGTAGAAGAACCGGAGCCGTCACTAGGAACGGTATAGTTGCCGATGTTCGGATTATCCAGGATACCGACAACGCCATATTTTGCATCACCATGAAAAGCAATGCGGTTAATATATTCGTCGAGAGCACGGCGAACAGCAATAGCTTTGCGAGCGGTCAGCGGTTTTCTTGCCATAGCAGCACGGCGCAAGTCCTGCATGGTGTAGCCGTATGCTGCACCGCCAGCAATAACTTTAGCAATGTGTTCTTCGGCCAGTACATCTACACGAGTAAAGTCGGTTGCATAGTTGGCGATAGTCTTTGCCATGCCGACAGAACCCAAGGACTGATAGCTGATAGTGTCAGCGCCGGGGTCAACGTCAGAGGACATATCAAACAGTTTCAGCGCATTAAGATTAGCAAATTTCTGATCATAGGTTTTTGCCTTTACAGCTTCGAGTTCTTTTGCAACAAAAATGGTATCGCCTGCGTCTTTGCGCAAGCCGTCGCAACGCTCAATAACATTCAAGTCTAATTCATCATAGTGCATTTGAGTCATTACTATTTCACCTCTTCTTTTTTAATCAACCAATTTCAATAACTGCCAAGCCTGCTTTATCGCAGGAAGTAATAAATTTAGCACCGCAGCCAAGAGCTTCAATGGTGCCAGCAGCAACAGCATCTTTAACAAAAGTGCCGTCAGCAAGCTTCAGATGCGCTTCATCACCTGCGTTAACCGCACCTCCGGTAGTTACCCATACACGACCTTTAGTTACAACAGGAACAGTGTAGTTTTGCGGATAATACTTCTTGCCAGCTTCAGGCGGCTCAATATGAGTATGCAGAGTTACGCCGATAACTTTCGCACCGTCGCCGGATGCGGACGGAGATTTCACTTGATGTTCTGCGTCAGTGCCACGGATAACAGCGCAAGCAACACCAATACCATCAGCTTCTTCAACAGCAAAGGAATCCACGGTATGAGAGGACAAGTCATACAGCGCACCAGCAAAAGATTTTTCCATGGTTAATGCATAATTAGTAATTGCCATTGTATTCACCTCTTTCTTTATTCTTCGCCACGCATACGTGCAATCATGCGGCTACGTGCATCGTTAGCAGAATCATTCTTAGTTTCTTGCTTTTCAGCACCGCCTTTAGCTTTTAAGGCTTGATTTTTTGCGTTATCATTGCGAAGCATCTCTTTCGCAGCAGAATATGCACCGTCAAGATAAGCATCAGATGCACCGTCAAGTTTAAATTTTTCGCCGAAAGCAGCTTTAACAATGCCAGCTTTCAACTCAGCGTTGGTCAAGCCATCGGTTTTTTCAACCTTTGCAATTTTAGCGGTTTCTTCCAACTCCGCACGTTCCTGCATATCAGCCTTTACAGCTTCAACAGCTTCTTTTACAGCTTTCTCTTTTTCAGCGTCAGCAGCATCAACTTTAGCTTTCAAAGCATCACGCTCTGCGGTCATTGCATCAGCTTTAGCTTTCAAAGCGTCAGCATCAGCTTTAAGAGTGGTATTTTGTTCTTTTACAGTTTTAAGCTCAGTGTTAGCAGTATCAAGCTTTACACGAGCGTTTTCTTCTTTGCTTTGCAAAGAGTTGACGTAGTTGGCAATTTTTTCGTCAACTTCAAAATCAACAGAATCAATTTTAATTTTCATTTTCGTTTCTACTCCTTCGATAATTTCGTCACCGTCAAGATTAAGCCGTGCTTTTGCTCCGGCACGTGCCCTATCAACAACGGCTAAATGATTGATACGAATGTTACGTTGGATAGCATCATATTGCTGTCCGTCCGGTGTAGTGCCTGGCGTTTCTTCAACATCTACTCTGTAACCTAAAGACAAGCCACGCTTTTCGCCGATAGCAGAGGGATTATGGATAACAATGTCACAGGCAATGTTTGTTTCGTCCTTCGGATAACCGCTGGACAAAATCGTGCCAATGGCTAAATCTTGTGCGGTATCACTGTTTACAATACCGCTGGCAGGATGTCCTACCACAATAGGCTTGCCGACAAAACTTGCTTCACTGTCAGTGTCAAATACTTCCTCCGGCGGTCTGTACTCTCGTCTAATAGTCCCGTCTGGCTGTTGGTAGATATAGATGCCAGTACGTGCCACAATCGGAGAATCACGCAAGAAGCCGTCAGCGTCAGTAACTGCACCGCTAACAAACATCCATGAATCAATGCGTTCATATCGTTGTACACTTCCCAAAAAATTCACCTCCTTATTTTGGGGTATATAAAAAGCATATGCGACAAATTACATATGCCTTCTAACTTAATTCTTTACTTTTCTTTACATCCACCCTACCCATTGGAACTGCTGTTGTCATGTTCCATTGCTCCAGGTCAATAACAGGTAATGCTACGCAACGGCAGTTATAATCCATACACGGATGATATTTCGGAGAAGGATAAACCTTGATGCCGTTAATTTCACCAACCTTGTCGCTGTTCCAATAGAAGTATTTCCCATCCATCTCAGCATGAGAAGGTCTTACACGTTCATCATGTGACGATGACCATTGGTACACGCTTATACCGCAATCAACCTGCCTACGCATTGTTATAATGCCGTTCAGATTGCCTACCTCGTTCCTTGCGATAAATTTCGCCCGCTTGTCGGTAGTATTAAGCAGCACCTTGATTTCTTCTTTAACTTCACTCATAGCAGTGCCACGCTGAACAGCATTGCTAACAATAATTTGCAGTTTTTCGATGTAGGTATTTACTATGCTGTCCACAAGCCTGCTCTGCTGCGCTTTCCATTCCGCTTTTACTGTATCAAGTAAGGCTGAATCATTTAGAAACACATCAACGCTGACTGCTTCTGCAAAAGCACTAATAACATTAGCATCAACAACGCTGGACACGCCAGCAAGAATAAGCTCTAATTCGCTTATAGCATCCTCGATAGTCATGCTCTTTAAAAGCTCGACAAGTATCGCCTGAACGAAAGCATCTGTAACAGTGCTGTCATCGTCCTGGCGCAACGAATATGCCAGCATAGGTATATTGTTATTCGTGGCACTTTTTAAACGTCTTACAACGGCTCTGAGGACGCGATAATAATCACGCTCAAAATTCTTTGGATATTTCGGACGCTTCTTTACTTTAAGGTAGCGTATCGATTTCTTCTGTTTCTTCATCATCTAAATCCAGCTCACTTTCTGTAACTGGAATATCCCCACGCTCTTTAAGGTATTGGCGTGCTTGCGTTGCGTCTAACAGTTGATTATCGACCAGGTCAAAAACAAGCTTAACAACGGCAGCTCTTACTTCTGCCTGTGTCTTGTCAACATTTGCTTGTTCCAGATCATTCAGCGGTTCGATTGCCTTAAACTTAATGCTCCACTTTTCAAGCTCTTTGCCGTTGGTAGGTCCTTCCTTTGCAAGCTGAATAAGTCTTACAAGATACTCTAACGCTGGTCGAATTTTCCTGCGTTGAATACGTCTGACGGTATCGTAGTAAATCTGCAAGTCGCTCTTGCCTGTGCTGTTCATGCCAGCCGGAGAACGCCCAAACAAAACAGTAAAAGGATACCCGGTAACAGCACATAAAGCCTGCTCAAACTCTTGAATAATATCAGTCAAGCCTGTGAGCGGAATGTTAAAAATGCCGTATTCATCTTCCTTGTCAACGGCTACACTGCCATTAATTCTGCGTGAGTAGTCTATCAGCTCTAAACGCCGAATAACAGCTTGCGTGCCGTCTTCTCTTGCCAGCAAATTGCTTAAACCTTCAAGCTTTAACAGCGACGTGCTAACCTTGTCCATTATGTCGATTGTTTTATTCATTGCAGTTTTTACACGGTTTAGCGCAGCCGGAACACCATCCATACATGATAAGCCAGCACCATTATTAGCAACACGCTCTATCTTCGGCAGCATTTCGCCGTCAAAAATAAGCAGTCTGCTTCTGTGCACTTTAAACTGATTTCCGTTTGGTGGCGAAATCATGTAAAACTCCGGCTTACCAAAGTTCGCATCTCGAATATCTGTATCAAGATAAATTGAGGTTGTGTCCGGGTAAATATCTCGCTTGTCAAAAATTTCTAATCCGTTAATCCTGCGTAAACGGTTGATATTAATAGGCTCGCTTAATTCCTGCCCATCGTCAGCAAGGATAAGAGCACAAGACATACCGAACAGTCTGTCCCAATATAAAGCTTCTGTAAGCTTTTCCTGAACAAACAGCGTTTCAAGTTCATGCAAGATACAATCGTCAGAATCGCCTTCGATTTCTACAAAATTTTTCATAGCATCATCGGCAACAAGTGTAACAATCCTTCGCACGAGAGCATTTCTGTACATTGTAGCCAATGTTAAGTCTGTGAGCTTTCGCTCATTTAGCAGACCTTCATAATTGCGAGCTTTACGTGTAATGAAAGCATCTTTAAAGCCGCTATCTGCACGAATTGAATTATCTTTTCTTTTTACCATTATTCCTCCTAGCTCGTTAAGCCGTCCCAGCTGCGTGAATTCATGAGCTTGTTAAACGCATCACTTGACGCATCCACCATATCATCATGCTTGCTTTCCGGGAACGATTCAAGTTCTGACAGATACATATCATTCCATTCACCTTTAAGGATAAGGACGTTTCCTGCTTGCACCTGTGAAGCAAATGGAGTAGCACGAACCTCTTTGCTGCCTGTCGGCGATACAATCTCTACCGAATATCCTGCAAGCATTGATACAAGACTTTGAGCTTGCGCCTTGCCTGCCTGTCCTGGGTCTTGCGGTATGGTGATTTGTACAAATTTATATTTGCCCTGGTCTATCGCTGCCATGTTACGCAGAAGATTCCTAGCATCATTCGCCTTTATCTGCTTGCGTTTTACATCAAGGACGATTACTCTGCCATCGTCAAGCAGTCCCATTAACACGCCTGCTGTTGCGTCGGGGTCTGGATTGAGCGGCGTGGGTTCTGTTGCCGCTAAGTCCCAGGAACGTGCATAAGCAACGATATTTTTTGGTACAGCATCAACAAAAGTGAAGTTTTCTGTTTTGAAGTACATGCCAGCAGCAGGACGGATTTTCCAGTTGCCATATAAAAGACGTTCTTTGTCAATCTCTGCCAAAGCTTTAAGGTTAGCCATATACGAAGGGTCTTTAGCCATTAAAACCTTATTGTCTGTCAGCTTAGACGCGATAAACGTTACCGACTTGCATTCTTCGACATTTACGCCGTATTCCTTTGCAAGTTCATGCGGATTGCTTCCCCAATAAATAGTGTCATTTAATACGCACATATATCGTACAACACCGCTGCGCTCATAGATTGGATAACCTGTTTCTTGATTAATCCACCAGGAAATAAAATCAGCTACCCAGCTATCGCTGTCAGGGTTGCACGTCGCTCTTACATAAGGGCGAATACCGCACGTTGAACGGTTACGAGAAAGCATATAAAGAAATTGGTGACGGCTAAAATGCGTTAGCTCATCAAAAGCAAGATAGCAAATTTCTGAGCCTTGCCATCCGCTTAAATCTTTATCACTCGCAAGATGTCCAAAGCGAATGTTGGCTCCAGATGGGGCAAACGTCCAATGATGCACAGGAGACATTTTTGACGATGCCCCTTGTACTCGAGAATATATTTTGTTCGACGCTTCCCACAATCCGCCGGGGGATGTTATCTGTGTATAATTTTTTCTCAATACCAATCCATTAAATCCAGCAATATCTTTGTGTCGCAAGCCCTCCATCAACAACGCATAAGTCTTACCGCCGCCAGCAGCTCCGCCATAAATAATAATATCAGCCGACGAACACATAAACATTGTCTGTGGTCCAGGCTGCGGACTTAAATATGCTGTTTCATAACTATCGCGACCATTATTGGGAATATAGATTTTTTGATAAATATCTATTGTATCGACACTTGTATCATCTGCAAGAGAAACTGTTCCTCCGTCAATTCCCGCAATCTGCGCAAGTGTACGAATTGCATTAACATCAGTTTCCGTTAATGCCTTGTTTAAAAGCTTAGCAATCATCAACGCTTGATAATTGCTATCCTGTTCATCAAGGCCAAAATTATGTAGAAATTGCTGTGCATCCTTACCTTTTACTTGCGCTTCAAGAATCGTTTTGGCTATCTGTTGAAGATTCTTTTTTGCCCTCTTGGCTTCACCAGATTTTATTCCTCCAATGCGGCCTCTTTCTCTTGCTTCTTCCTTGGTATGGACGGGCTGTAAATTGCTAACATTTCCTTTCGCTGGCATCTCATTCCCGTCCTTTTTAAAAATTATTTAATAGCAATCCAACCAGCAAAATTAAGGCACCGCCAGAAGCAATCAATCTGCCTAAATCCACATTCTTTTAACAAATTCTCATTCCATTTTGCAGTAATAGGTACCAGTACACCTTCAAGGCTTTTTCGTTTATCTGCAATCTGTTTTTGGCTATATGAGTTTTCCTTCTTCATATTGTAATACTCTTTCACAAAAATCTCGTCGATAGCAGATGTGTTTCCAAGCACCTTTTCAACCAAAATAAAGGCACAGCCAGGCATAAGGGAATCATATACAGATTGTACAATTTTATGCCTATATTCGATCGGCGTGAATTGAAGCGTTAATATACTGAGAACGAGTGAGTTTGAAAATCGAGGAATGCCATTCTTAATATCATAATTTCTAACATCAACAATTTGTGTTTTCTTCCAATCTTGAAAACGCTCTCGGCACTTCTTTAGCATAGGTTCACTTACATCAAGCAACTCATAATAGTTGTTTGTTCCATAATGTTTGATAAAAGGTTCAATAGCTTGCCCATCACTACAGCCAATATCACAAATGTGCGTATTTTTCTTAACATAGTTTCTACCAATAGAAAAAACAAGACTTCTCATGCTTTCGTATGCAGGAATGCTTCTTTTTAGCATGTCAGGAAAGCACTTCGCAACATCTTCATCAAATTCCCATTTTTTCCCAGCTACATCAACATTATCTTGCCTATTCAAAATTATTCCCTCCTTACTGTCGCTTTCCATAGTTCATTAATTTTACAAGGATTCAAACGATGCTTCATTGTTCTCAGTCCTTCAATCCCTCCATCTTCCTCAAAATTGAAGAATTCAAACCTATTCCCAAACATCAACACAAACTCACGTAGAGTTATCCTACATAAATCTTTTACTACATCTGTATGTTTAAATGTTGAAATGTCGCACGTATCAGCAGACAATTTATAACCAATAGCAACTGATGCAGGAAAAGCATCAATGAATGTGATTATTCCAAATAAACCAAGTGTATCGAAATTATCGAAAAGAATCTTATCAGTTTCATTTCCAACTGTATTATCCATTCCGGATTTTTCTCTGTGAAAAGACCATTTTTGAAATACTGTTTTTACAGCATCCATATTTGAGCTGTTGATTATTTCAGTTTTCAAAGTGTGATTCCTTGCTATATTATTAACAGCTTCGCGAAACTTTCTAAATTTTTTTCCTTGTAATTTAGCAAACTCATCTCCGCTATAAATGTATTCGCAAGTATCTTCACAAAGTTTAAAATCAAATACATTTGGAAATTCTTTTTCTAAAAATATTTTGTCATTAGAACGCACCTTTAAAAACGTTGGTTGCGAACAAGAAAGTAATGCTTTAATAAATTGTTTTTTTGACTCATTTTCCCCCATAGGGAACGCCCATACATCAATAGGATTTGTTCCTTCTTTGATTACATACATATTATCGGTAGTAAAAATATGTATATCTAAAAAATCTTTCCACAAATAACACGCATTAAATGAACCAGTATTAGTGTCAAGACCGTATCTGTTGCGTATTTCTTCTACAATTTTTTTATGTTCCATTGTGAGAGGAACTAGGTCAATATTCATGTTTTTATCCCTTTGCTAAATATCTAAACATTGCCAATGCATCTTTATATCCTTTTTGGATTGCTATCATGTTAAACATAGCCTTTTCATTTCCTGCTTTTTGAAATGCTTTCGGCTGACGATAGCTTTTGAATTTTGTATGATAATCGCCAAAAGCATGATACAAGAATGCTTTTGGTTTAGGTGTATTGCAAGCTTTTGTCGAAAATCCCAAAATAAATTTTTCTGCTTCGCCGCAAAAAATAGATAGAGATTTATGCCTTTTGCTGAAAATCACGTCAAATTCATTTTCTTTAGGCGTGAGTGTTCTTTGGTCAATCATTTTAGGGTTATCTTCACCAATTTTTGCGGCCATTATAGCAGTATTACGATTATAGCCTACAAGCGCATCTCCTGTCGAACCAGAAAAAACAACACCGCCTTGACATAAACGTTTGTCAAGATATTGTAACGCAAAAATTGTTTCAACCTTCACTTCTCTGACTTTGCCATAAATTTCTTTGCAAACACAGATTGCATCAAGAACATCATTTTTAATGGATTCCCATTTGCTAGGAATTTCAATAAATTCATGTTCAAAACCTATCTTTTGTTGCAATGATTCTACGGCTATTTTGTCCACACTAGGAAAATCTTTAAAGTAAAATGTATAAGCTTTAAAAGGAATTCCTGCTTCCAGTAAAGCATATAAGGCAGTTACACTATCCATGCCACCGCTTAATAACAAAATATTATTGCCTGTTTTATCAGCATTCTGCTTTGCATTATTGACTAATAATGCTCTGAGATTTTCACAGTCAATTTTTGTGTATTTGTTTTTCATAATCAATCAGCCGTTTCTTGTTATACATTGTTTCAGCAACAACAGCATCAGCAAAACCAATGCCAAATAAATAAACACACAATCTGGATTTTTCCACTTGTATGTCTTTGCATAGTTGCTTTAATTTGTATCTTTTTTTGTCAAAAGCAAATTCCTCGTCATAATATCGCTCTAGCTGCTCTACATAATCGGTAAAGCTATCGCATTCCTTCCGAAAAGATTCGTCAAGGACATACCCACTGTCAAGCGCGATGATGATTTTAGGCTTATATAAAATATCAGCGCTAATCATGTCTTTGCCGTCACAGCCAGATGTACAGGAAACAATAACATCACATTCATTAAGCAGCTCACAGTTATGGTCGATTTCTGCTTTAGAAAATTTATCTTTGTTCTTCCCTCGATTATTTGCACTTCCATGAATAATACATCTTTTCAATCCGAAAATTGACTGAATAGCTCTTGCGTTATGTTGATTAATATTACCATTGCCAATAAACCCAACAGAAAGATTTTTACATGGCAATTTCAGCAATTTGCAAGCTTCCTCTATTGCGATACAAGTCATTAATCCACAACGAATTGGTGTAAAGTTATCATCATGATGCTCGTCAATCATTTTCCCAATAGCATCATACAAAAAAACATCTTCATACGTTTTAGATTCTTCATCATCAACAATGATATGTTTTTTTACTTTCAGGCCGTTTAATGTGGTTCCTTCCATATGTGTACCAGTAATCGTGGCAACACCATTGATTTTTCCTATAACAAAAACTTCCTTTATCGGCATATATTTTTGTTTTTCAGATTTCATAAGAACATAATGATATTGCTTTTTCAATTCTTTATATGCAAGCTTTTCATTTAACATGATCCAATATCTCCTTTTGAATTTCTTTCGCAATATACATCATCATTACAGGCGGCACCATTCTTCCAAGACGCTCCCATTGCTGCGGAAATGTTCCAGTTGTTTGAAAATCATCCGGTACGGATGTTATGCGTCGCAATTCGGCAATCGTAAATTTTCTATCTTCCAGCGGATGACAATTACCTCCCATTCCCACCTGACCATTAGTTTGACACACAGTTCCGCACGGTCTATACATGCTTTCGCGTCTTAATGAAAAATAACTTCCGTTCATTACAGATGAACCTTGCACTGGCTTCGGAGGATTCTTAGGTAGCATTCTCAGCACCCTACCAAATGAATATTTTTCAGCGTAATGTAAAAGTTCTTTTACTTCAGCTTCATCGTTAACAATATCACCTATTGCGTCTTTCAATGGTATAATGTGAGTTTTAGGTGTTGGATGCACCGGATGAACATTATATTTTTTAGCAATGTCATTTCGCACACCTACAAATATCACTCTTTCTCTGCTCTGCGGAACGCCTAAATATTTCGCGTTCAAAAGCTTCACTTTGACTTCATATCCACAATCTTTTAAGCCTTTCAAAATAAGCTTAAAATAACCTTTTGCAGACCCCTTAATTAATCCTGAAACATTCTCAGCAACAAAGGTTTTAGGTTGCAATCCTTTAATTAAACGGATATATTCAAAAAACAAATCATCAACACGTTGCTCTGAATCACTGTATTTTCTTACCTTTCCCCAGCCTTTTTCACGCTTACCAGAAGTAGAAAAAGCACAACATGGTGGTGAACCATCAAACAAATCAATTTCACCTTTAGGAATATTCGTTTCTTTGATGATTTGTTCAGCTGTCACAGTTCTTATGTCATGTGTATTGAGAAATGTGTTCGGATGGTTAAGTCGATATGTTTTCTGAGCTTCAGGAATAAACTCATTAGCCCATACAACATGATACCCTGCCATCTCATACCCAAGGCATGAACCGCCACCACCGCTAAACGTCGAAACAACATTATAGCCGTTCCACGGCAATGACCATATCTCTTTCATCGACGGCACTTTATACATAATTTATCACCACTCATAACCGCATTTTGGACATTTGTGTGTCGTTTCAATATCCTCATCAAATTCTTTAAAGTCTGAAGGTAATTCTTCATCTTCACCAAAAGCTTCTGGAATTTTATCAAAGCCAAAATTCTCCATATTGATTCCGTTGATTGCTTCTAACTCCTCAAAAAGTTTTCCTTCATCCCAAGTTGCAATTTCATTTGTTTTATTATCTGCCAGGCGATAAGCTCTTGCTTGCTCATCTGATAAGTTCCCGGCAACAATTACCGGAGCTTCAGTTAAACCTAGCTCCTGTGCTGCAAGATAGCGTGTATGACCAACAATAATAACATTATCCCTGTCAACTACGATAGGCTGATTAAAGCCAAACTCTTTGATAGAGTTAGCAACCTTTTCAACAGCTTCTTCGTTGTTTCTTGGGTTGTTTTCATACGGCGTAATGTCTGATAACGCCATTAATGTAATTTTGTTTCTTAAATCCATGATGTACCTCCATCTTTTTACAATAAAAAAGGACAGTGCTTTTTTTACACTGTCCAATAAAACTATAATAATTTTAGCAACTCTTCCGCTCGCTGACGGTCAGTTTTGACGATTTTTGCGAATTGCTTTATAAGCTCCCATTCATCATCGAACGCTCTAATATTGCGTCCCTTGCGTTCGCCAGCAGCAGTCTTTCCTTTCGGTCTGCCTGCTCCCTCACGAACACCGCCCCATTTTTTACTTTCCATGTTAACCCCTACTTATCCACCAATACAACATTACAATTCCACTAGCTAAGCCATGCGCCCACAATACCCATTCATGCAGGCTCATTTGAGGAAAATTTCTTACTGCTTCGACTACAATGCCAATAGTGAACAACCAAATTAGTATTTTCATTTTTGTTAAAACGTGGTAGAATATAGGCAGGAGGACGATTGCTCGTCCTACCTGCCGCCCTCTTATTTACGCTTTCTGGACTTGCGATTTACAGGGGGCTTCTTTTTTTGCTGCTTTTTCTTTAACTTCTCCTGTATTTGGAGAGCCGTTAATACGGAACTTAATATAAGTGAAACCGTTTCGGCAGCATCTTTTAAATTCTGATCCACGTTTTGTACCTCCTTTCTATACTTATATTATACTATATTTTTGTTTATTTGTAAAGTGTTTTTTCAAAAATAATTATAAAAAGACGGTACTTTTTTGTACCGCCTTGCTTTTATTTTACTCTAAACTGTAACGCAGGAACTTTTAAACTATCTCCATAAGCATCGGTATATCTGCTGTTGATTTCAACAAATCCTTCAAGAACGCAACCTTCTTGCTGAAACAGCCAAGCAGTTCTAATTGCTTCAGTGTAGGTACCCGAAAAGGTGAATCTTTCAATTCCGTTTGCTTTCATGCAAGCCACTATTTCAGGTACTTGATGGTCCCAAACAATTTCGGAAAGGTTTAAGTTGAAATTACCGTGCTTCCTAGAGATTTGGTATTCACGCCAAATATGAACAGCAAATTCTCCCATATTTCCTATTTGTCCAAAGGTTTTATTATGAAGCTCTCTAGCTTCTTCCTTTTCTTCTTTATTTTTTGCTGCATCAAACGCAGCGATTGCTTGGAGTTCCTTTTGATAAGCTTCTTCAAAAATATTTTTCATTTTAACCGACTTCCTTTACTCTTTATTTAGCAGGTACTTTATCTTCCCTACACTTATATTATACTACATTATGCTATTTTTGTAAAGAGTTTTCTTTATAAAGCATCGGTTATATTTTATGTACTCAAAAAGCCGTCTACATTTGTAGGCGGCTTTTTGAGTACACAACATATTTTTTAGGAGAAGGATTATCATCCAACTGTTGCATCTTAATTATATCATTCCTTTTGTTGCCTTGTAAATGACACCTTACTGACATGATTTTAAAAGGTGCTCTATTTGTATCCGGGCAAACTCTGCATCTTCGGCTGTGTAGGCTTTTTCGCAGTAACCATTACAGGCAGGCTTTGTTTGGTCTTTCTTGTAGCTAAAAATAACATCCTGGTATACAGCAAGCTGTCGCATCTGCTTATAAGCTCCTATGCTTATAACATACTCCCAAAACGCTCTTAGGCTATCTTCGCCTTTGCTATAAGCATCTATATACTTATCTAGTAGTTCGTTTAAAGGCTCATCCATTTTTAACTCTGCACTTTCTTATCTTAAGAGCATTGCTGGAAGGATTTTCGTCAAGATACACGCCTTTGGTGTATGGCAGATATGCTGAAACAGTGCTCTTGCTTACACGCAATTTTTCGGCTATGTTCTCCACGCTGTAACCTTGCTCATACAAATCATTGACCTGTATGGACATATCACTTTCATATGCTCCGGCATCAATGAGAACCTTCCTGACTTTCTGCTCCGAAATGCGGAACAACGCAGCAACTTTTTTAATGCTGCCTTCGGCATTGTAAGACTTAATAATATCTTCCGGCTTCAAAAGATCACGCCCTTTCGATTTGCTTATCTATATTGTTGTTGCATATACGCCTGTAATTCTTTGGCAAAGTCTGCGTGTTCCTTGATATAGGCTTTGACTATCTCATAGCACTCTGCGTAGTGCTTGCCTTCCTTGTTTTTGTTATTGGTAGCAACCTTAATAGCTGCATTAAACAGTGTAGCCCCGCCCTCATTTTTAGCATCTATAAAATCTGCCAACGCTTCCGGAACTAACACCGTAATAGTTTTTTCCTGCTTATCGTAAGAATCGTTTAAAACGTCGCAGAAACTGTAATCAGTTTTATATGTCCTGTAGAACATTGTTACATGTTTGCAGCCAATTTCTGCTTCTATAGCACGGCGCTCTTTGTAACACTCGGAGCATACGCCATATTCTTCAAAATAACGAATCTTACGTTCACGCTCATCACCTTTGCCGTACAGCTGTACCGTTCCAGTGTGACCGCATGAAAAAGTTACTTCGTACTTCATTTGCTCGCCCTCTTTCCGTAGCAGTACAAATTCCACGCTTGGTCATCTTGTTTCCACAAGTCTACCAATGCTTGACGTTCCGCACGAATTTCTGCGTCGATTTTACGCTCATATTCGATTGGGTTAACGCCTTCAGGAATGTACTGCAAAGCTTCGCTGAAGGAAAACTCTTTAATATTGCCAACACCTTCACGATTGATGTCAGCAGCTTGCTGAGCGCAGTCACCGCACAAAAAGTTATGTGTGTTTACGCCGAAATAATGCTTGCCACAATGCTGGCAAACCTTTTCGGTGCTTGCTGCTTCCGAAATTAAGGAGCGGATTTTCGCAAACAACTCCTTACGAGCAGTTTTCTTATTGAAGCGGAAAACTCTTTGCTCACCGCCGATTTTTATAACAAAAGCCTGACGATGTGAACGCCAAACAAATTCAACTTGTCCAACCTTCATTATTTTCACCCTCCTTAATTCATGCGGCTGATGATTTCAGCCTTAATTGCTTCTTCATACTTGCCGGATTTACCCAGGGCAGCTTTAAGATTTTTAGCATTGTATGTTACGTATTTTTCATACTCTCTTAACAAATCCTCTTTACTCATGTCTTTTAAAGCGGCGATTTTTTCTAACATTTTTACGACTTCCTTTCTTGTAGGTTTCCTTATCTTCCCTACACTTATATTATACTATATTTGCCCGCTTTTGTAAAGAGTTTTCTTTATAAAGTATCAGTTTTCTTCCTCTAAATCTTCCCTTGTTACCTCATATTCGATACTGCCGTCACGCTTGCGCAGAACAACCTCGAAGTCACAAGCGGTTGCAAGCTCCAGCAGAAGCTTAAGTGATTTGCATTTTCTTACCTTGTAATTTAATGACATTGGAGTAATGCCCATTTCTCTGGCTAACGCAGCCTGGGTTTTTCCTGTAGAAGCGATTAAGACTTTAATTTTGTTTTCAATCATCATAGTAGCACCACCTTAAGTATTTTAATCTCTTATCATTATACAGCGTTCTCTTTACATAATCAACATAATTATTTATAAAAATATTGCCTGCGAGATTTCCCGCAGGCTTTTTGTTAAGATACCTCAACTATAGTTTTTAACCACGAATCACTCGACGCATCAATAAGCCATTTTTTATTATAGCCATTATAATGCCGGATCAGGTAAAGCCTTGTCTTGTCGCTTTCGTTATTGTAAAGAGAGAAGTTAGGGAACTTCTTCCCTTCTGATTGCTCCAGCTTATAAAAGTGCTCGTAAATTTCTTCTGCTCTCCTAACAGCTTCCCAGTCTGGCGTAAACTCATCAGCATAGTTGTATCGCTTTTTTCTGTCATCAGAATGTACCCTGTATCCAGCGAGATTTGGCAGCACACATATATTATCAAATGACGCTCCTAAGCTGTTTACAAAAGCAAAAATCGAATCGAAGTCATAAGCAAAATGCGTGTTACGCATATCCGGCAATTTATGCTTATTGCAGTCATCATTCGGCTCTTCATCCGTGATGTAGAACAAGAAGTCTACGAAACCTACATATTGCAAGCCACCATAAACCTTCTTTCTTTCGCCAAGCATTTCACCGCAAACAATTTCAAGATAAACTCCCTTGCCGTTATCGAGGTGAAATGCTGTTCTAACACGGCAGTTGCCTATGGTGTTGATGCTGCGCTCTGCCTTTTCCCAGCCAGCACCTTCAAAATACAATGTTTTCACGTCAACCACTGCCTTTCTATTGCTCCTCGGTTGGAACTATTTCAAATTCTCCTATGTCAAACCATGTGTTAGTTCCGTCTACCAGGAATATTCTGCCGATTTTTTCAAGCTCCTTTATGCTGCATTCCATTGCGCTTTCTTTGTTGAAAACCTTATAACCTTGTCTTTTGAACATAAACGCTATTCCGTCAACTAAATCTTCCTTTGAACTATAATAGGTTATTTCGCCCCAGCTGCAATACAAGACATATCTTTCATCGTAGAACTCACCGTTAACATCATTCGTTTGATAAAGCTCGCAGCCAGGTTCTTCGACAGCATAGTAAAGTTTTAAGCCTTTATCTTTTGCAAGTCTTACGAAAAAGTCCATTGCCGGGGTCCATTTGGTGTCTACGGTAAACCGCAAGAAATATTCTTCTTCGTTGGCTTTAGTTACTTCTCCAACATCGTCGAACCATCCTTTATAGTTACTGCCAGGGTAAAGCTCATTACCGTATCTATAAATGCTGCCATCATTTTCATTTAGGTGACGTTCAATATCATCTTGCAGCCTTTGCAGTATTGCCTTATCTCCAACCATTGTAATGTCATTGAAACAGATATTAGCCATTTTACACCTCCGTGTTAACTTTGCAAATAGAACTGAGCTTGCCAGCTCTAGGATTATTCTTTTTAGGGCATTCGTCAATGCGAGCTATCGGAGTGCACCAGTTTGGCAAACAGCTGCAAGCTCCATATTGGTTTGTAAAGAATCTGTCAAAGCTTTCATGCATTGAATGAGCGTACTGGCAGTTTCGGCAGCCGAATCTTTCAATTTTAGGTTTTTCTTCTGTTATCCAAAGATTAACCAGCGCAGCAGTTTCCTTAAATTTATCAAAAGGTGTCATATTAGCATACCCCCTTTCTGATAATCATATGCCGGAGCACTTCTTCGGTAATATCCATTGCTTTGTGAAGCTCGAGTACACACCTCTTGCTTGCATGAAACGTAACCAGGACATAAATACCATTCTCGTAATCCTGAATCACGTAAGGCATCTTTCTTTCTCCCCAGCGGTCTGTCTTTTCAACTACACCACCATTAGAAGCGATTAAATCATTGAACTTCAAAATAACATCCTCGACTATTTCTTATTCTGGGCGAATAATGTACATAATTTCATAAGCATTCATTTTTCTTTCCTCCTTACATTTGTTCATCTTCCTGAAAACTGTAGTAACTGCCGTCACCTATAATGATATGGTCTAAGCAAGGTATTCCAATTATTGCCCCGGCTTTTACAATGTTCCTGGTTAACTTTTTATCGTCAGCACTAGGTGTTGCAAGGCCCGAAGGATGATTATGTGCTACAAAAATTGCAGCGGCATTTTTCATAATGGCATACTTGAAAATCTCTCTAGGATGAACATAGCAGTTTGTCAGTGTTCCTTTCAGTATAGCTCTTGCTTCAATAATTCTGTTTTTGCTGTCTGCTGCAATTACCCAGAATTCTTCATGATTTAAATACCGCAACTTCGGCATTATATATTCAGCCAAGTCTTGCGGAGCACAGCAGTATCTTTTTTCCTCAGCTTTGGTTTCGGTGAAAGCTCTTTTACCTAACTCTACACCACACAGGAACGCTTCTGCTTTCTGTTTGTCTAATCCATATGCTTTCAGCTCGTCGGTATCTTCCAGGCGATACAATTTCTGTGCCGTCAGTTCGGAAACCTTATAAGCTTCCTGCCCGAGCAACGCTTCGCATAACTCTTTATAACTTTTCTCTGCTACTTTACACATAACTTTTACTCCAATCTTTTTTCCAGCGCACACCTTTCGGTGTACGCTGGTTCTTTCTTTTATTTATGGCTGTTTGTAGGGGTAGTAGCTTCTCGGCATCAGAAGCTTTTCACGCAGTACATTGATTCTCTTTTCGCGGCGTTTAGTATTTTCCATGAGTTCATGGAATTCATCTCCGGCAAGAGGAAGCGTTTCCAACATCAGTACATACTTTATAAGTTGTCTTGTTCTCACATTAATCACATCCAATCTTCGCAATTCTTAAGATATTCTTTCTTTGCTTCAAGTAAAGCTTTTTTCATAACCGGGTCAGAGTTAACTTGCTCATAAGTCAAAAGCAGAGCATCCAGCGTATCGTCAAGCTCATAAGTTATACAAAACTCATGGTTAGCAAGTTCGTAACGGAAGGCTGATTTCAAGAAGTCGAAATCTTTCATGTGCTCTTTCTTTTCAAGGTTCAGGCGTTTTACCAAATCATTATGAGTTTTAGAATAGGTACGGAGAATATATCCTCCGAAGCCGATTTGATAAACCTTGTCGGTATCATCCGGAGCTAAACCAAATCTTTTCATGCCTTCGTTGAACTGTTCTTCAGTAAAAGCAAAGAACATTTTATCTTTGGTAAAGCTTTCGTATTCCTTTTGCTGTTCGTTGATTAAGGTTGAGTAATCTTTGTATTTCAACATTATGTATCCCTCCTAAAAAGTCATAAATTTCATCATTGGTTTTTGGACCTTAAATTCCATATCTCCGATATGGTTATTGATTCTTGTCAAACATTTTACGATAGCGTTCGCTTCACCCTCGCTGAACGGCATGCAGTCACCTTCCTCGTTTGTGTAGCACAGCAACACGTTACCGCACAGGCACTGATCATGTAATCTGCCGTAACCATAAATAGCACTCGCTAATTCATTGGCTACAGGCTTTTCGTTCTTTAGAAGAAATTCTTCATCGAACACCAAGGTGACTGCCGGGATGATTCCAAGCTCGCCGTCAAATTCTACTAACTGAAGCGGCATATCCTTAATATCGACCAACTCGCATTCGCAAAGCTTGTACATAGATTCCAGGGAAATAGTTGGGAATACCTCCATCATTGGTACTTTCTCCACAGAATTGGTTTTGCCATTGGCATCAACCACAGTTTTGAGTAAAATTGCATAGTTCATAAAATCGACTTCCTTTCTAAAGCTATTGGCAAGGACTTTGAACCTTCTGCCTGGTAGCTTTACAGGAGCTTATGCTCCTGTCATCAGCTTTTATTTAGCTTCTTCGATTGCTTGCAGCATATTTGCAAGCTTTTTTGCAAGCTTTTCAACCTCATTCCATTTTCGTTGCGCTTTATTTCTAGCAACGCTGCTTTTAGGGAATTTTTCTTCAATTTTTTTAAGGTCGAACCAATCTAGCAGTGCTTCTCTTAATGCTAATGTTATTTTTTCTTGTGTCATTGTTTAATTCTCCTTTCTTAATTCTTCACGAAATTTTACCAAGCATTCGAAATATCCCATGTTGTTTTCATGAGCATAAGCTCTTAAGTTTTCATCAAGGGCAACCAGTTCAAGCATTTCTTCCTTACTTGCAGTTTTCTTGTTAGCTTTTGCTTCAATATCTTGAATTCTTTTAACTACGTTGACCATTTTATTTTCCATTTTCCAACTTCCTTTCTTGTGGGCTTTCTTATTTTCCCTACACTTATATTATACTATAAAACTCACCTTTTGTAAAGAGTTTTCTTTATAAAAGGTGAGTTTTTCTTGTTATTTTTTGATATTCTTTTCTTCAGCAAGGCGAGCTGCCCTTCTGCGCTTTTTATCTTCCAGCAGGTTCACGCCGTCCACGCCAAACAGCAAAGCGGTTAGTTGCTCGACAGCATCGTTTGTATCACGCCATATCTGCCTTTCGCTTACTGACCATTTTTGCGCAAGGCTTGCGACTATATCAGTGACATACGCTTCCGGCGGACAAGGTTTAAGGAACAGCACGTCAAGTACATCTGCCCGGCGCAAATCTTCCTGCTTGCCGCTGTTATACCTGGTCTGCTTGTAAAGTGCTATCATATCGTCCATGTAGTTTATCAGCACTTTCGTTCGCATGGTTGAGCTTATGATGCTTTCAAGCTTTAGCTCATTAGCTCCCATGCTTTTCAGGTTTTGGAACGAATCAAGAATCTCAATAGCAGAAATCTGCTCATCGTCGATATTGACAATCTCGCTAGTCTTTAACGCTGCGTGTTCTTGAAGGCTTCTGTAATTCTTTAGCAGCAAGCGCACGTTATACAGTCGCTTGTCGAAATCCCTCCGCTGTGCTTCTTTGCTGTACAGATCATCACACAGCTTTTTAGAGGTTTTTTTGGCGGTCTGCTCTGCCACACGTTCGATAAGTTCTTCGAAATACGCCAGCGGAACGGTTATCGTGCTTTGATTTTCATTTACAGTCATATCTTCCATGCGCTTACTCCCTTCTGTTATTTAAGTTCTTCGATAAGGCGGTCAAGATACCACTTTGCTTTTAGGCAATCTTCTACGCCGTTCTTCTCTTCGTAACGCCATAAATATTTAATAATGTTGGCAACGCAGACAGCTTCAATGCCTGTTTTGCCAACGGTAGCAGCCTTTAGGGCATCTATACACTCAATACCGCCTTTGGTGTAGTGTTTCGGATGATTTACGTTATTCTCAGGCAACGGCATTGTGAATGTGCTGTTATATGCAACACATTGATTCTTACTGTGCGCTTCTACGCTTTCAAGCGGCGTTTTGGTTACTTTCATTATCTATGCTCCTTTATCCATTTTTTGTGTCTGGCAACTGCTCCAGCTGTAGGCGAAGCCTTTAGCGTTTCAAGATACATAGCTTTCAGTACCTCGCACTGCTGGGTTTTCCATTCGTTAAAAGCTTTACAGTTAGCGTGACAGCCTATTTTTCTTTCTGTGCATCCTCTGCATGGTGTTTTCATGTAGCACCTCTAAAATAATTCTTGTTGGTTGCTTATATCATTCGGTGTTTTAGTGGTAATGCCGGGATATGATCCTGCAAACTTTTTTATCCGGTAATCGTAATACTTTCCATCGGCAGCCATATAGTTTGCGTCAACTTCATCAGGTGTCGGCATATAATACTGCGCTGGTAAAGGAATATCAGTGCACAGCTCTTCAAGTCTGCTCTTTCCGTAAATTATATGATTCCTTATTAAATTCATGTTTTCGCCGTCAGGATAAAAAGGGTCTTGGCATCCATAGGACCGGATATGTTCCCACCGCAAAAAACTGTCTATAAGCATTGCTGTTTCTTCTTTGATTTGTTCTTCAATGCTTTTTTCTCTTTTTGGCATTTTATACACTCCCTACATTTCTTTTGCTTCCGGGTAATACATCAGCTCAATAAATTCTGAACTTTCTCCCTCGCTGGCTATCTTTATAGCTTCTTCAGGCGAAGCAGCTAACACTTTTTCACGAAAATCAACTTCGCCCGAAAACAAACTGCGCCAGCTAATAAGATAAAGCTTAGCGTCCTGTTGAGCCATAACCGCCACCACGAACAGCACTTGCTTCATCGTCCGAGGTTACGCAGTAACGCACGAAGATTCCCTGTGCACAGCGTTCACCTTCTCTGATAATGATAGTTTCGCTGCCGTTGTTTCTGAATTTAACACCTATATTGCCGTCATTGTCCTGGTTGTTAGCATAATCGCTATCAATAATGCCTACGCTGTTAACTAGCGACAAATTGAACTTAACCGCAAGACTGCTGCGGATGAACAGCATCAGAACCATATCGCCAGGCATAATAGCTTTAATGTTCAGCGGAATAAGTACGCTTTCACCGCCAGCTGGAACAAAAATATCTGTCGGTGCGTAAAAATCATAGCCAGCAGAAAACTGTGTGCTACGCTGCGGAAGCTTCGTGTTCGCTGGTGCGTCAATCGTCGGAAAAAATTTAATCATCTTAAAAACCTCCTAAAATATCTCTCCAGATTATAACCAGGATTCCAATAGTACCCATAATAGCAAGAATTTCCATACAAATACTTGCAACAAGATGTAAATATTTCAAATTACCACTCCCTGTTTAACATCCATAAAGCTACACACATAACAGCTACGTCAAGCAGTGTGCAACTGACAATATCAATTAAGCATATTTCCATTGGTTGCACCTCTGGCAATCTCTGCTAACTTTGCTCTTTGTGCTTTTACTGCATCAAGCAGCGGCTTTTGAAAGCGGCAATCATCGTCTAAAGCGATTCTTCCGGTTTCCTCTAGTTTGTATTGCATATACTCAAAATTGCCTTCAAGCGAAATTTGCATTTGCTGTAACATCCAATCCGGGAATTTTTCCATATTGGCGATAAGCTCGTTTTCAATGTCTACTAACGCCTGTGTACCTAAACGATGTACTGCATATCTGAATGCAAACAGCAGGACAATTAATTTTTCACGTTTCATTTTTTTGCTCCTTATTGTAATGAACTAATTTTGCCGCTTCTGTCATCATGCTCATTAATTCTTGCATAGCCATTTCTTCACCATATTTGCCACGCACACCTAATGCTGCCTGCGCCATCGTACCAATGATCAAACTTTTAAGGATAATATAATTACCTGATGCACAAACAACATCATCGTTATTGCTGTTATTATAGGCAATTATAAAAGATGCTCCACATTCTTGTAGCAGTTCTTTCGCCTGTTCGGCTTTCTTGTAATTAATCATCATTTTTCCTCCTTTCTTATCCAAACGCCATTAGCTAACTTTTCCAAATCTATTTTCTCCCGGCAATGCGGACAAATCGGCATCATATCATTTTTCCGTCCCATATGTTCTTGCAGCATCTTTAACACACGCTTATAAGGCCTAAACTTTATACCAATCTCATAGCATCTTAACGTCTGTTTCCTAGCTCTATCATAGTCCTTTGCTATTGCTTGCCAGTCGTTACACATCAGCTCCAGCACAACGATAGGTTCAACCATGTTGCCGCAGTGATTGCAGAAGCAGATTTTTGTATCCGGGTCGACTGTAAAACTGATAGGCTTTTTACTGCCACCATAAATGTCTGTTTCTTTATAGCAATGGCAAGTATTCCTGCCTTGCTCACGTTTAATCGGTGAGAATTTTAATATCTTCATTGTTTTTGCTCCAATTTACATATCTCCACGTAATTTAGCATTAAACATAGCTCTCAAACGTGCTTCTGGGTCGCTCATAGCCTTTACTACAGCTTCTGTAGCTTTCTTTAGTTCGTTGTTAATCTCCATATACTCAGGCTGTTGCCGTACATGATTTTTAGCAGCATCTACTGCGTGACTATCATACTGCATCTGTACAAGCGACTCTAACGCTTTTAAGTCCGCCTGCAGTTCTACAATCTCGACAACAAGTAACATCAGCCGTGCCGATGTCTTAATATCTGCAATGTCCAGCATACGTCTGATTTGGTCTTTGTTAATCATTTAATCAACCTCCCATATATCGGGAAAAATTGTCAATTTGCAAGGCGAAACGGTTTTAGCATCGTGAAAGATGCAACCTTTGCAGCGTTTCCGCTTGCTGCACATTTCTTTTATGAGCCGGGCAGCTTCTATAGCTTCTATAGTTTTTATTTTTTTCATTTTTACCTCCTTATAAAAAGCGGCGGCGTGGGAATTCTTGACATCAGCTATACGGCTTCGCTACGAATATTCATCAATTCCTATTCGCAACTAACATCTACTGCCATTCGCCAACCCAGCCGCCGCACCCATGGGCTAGTTAGCGGCGTTGATTGTTTCTGCCAGCTCATCCATAGCCTTTTTAGCCCTTTCAAATGAGCTACACTTTGTAAACGCAATCGAGTTGTTATCTTTTTTCGTGTTAACATAAACAATATACGCGAATGTGTCGGGAACAATTCTTAAAGATTCAATTTGTTCAGTGTTGATGTATTGGTCATCAATTTTAATCAGCATATTCTCACTCCTTTTCGTCTACGATTTTTCTGCCGCAATAAGGGCAGTACGCATAATTATCATCACGGTCAAGAAAAGTTGCGCTACATTTTGCGCACTTATATTCTGTTATTAGATAGCAATGCACATCATAGCTCTGCTCTGTTACCGTTGTTTCTTCCATGTTTCTCACCTCAACTTTTAGGCCATTTCTCGACGGCTTCTGGATGCTTTGCACTCATTCTCTGTACAAACAATCTTTTTAAACCGAACCACGCATCACGATTTCTTCTAAAAACCAAATTCGCGGCACGTCGAATCATTACTAAGCGTGGCAAGTATTCACTTCCGGGTGGGTTCAAATGTTTGTAGTCGTTCGTTTTGTTGCCAATGGTTCTTTTCATGACTACCTCCTTAACTTTTCTAGGGACATTTTGTCCCCACGTACAACTTTTCTAGGGATTTTGAGCTGTTGCGTTTTTTACAACAGCTCGTACAAGAGATTTTTGCAACATGTTGCAGTTTTCTCTTATAACTTATACTCCACTCCTAACTCTTTAGCCACGGCTGGCAGTGCAGCTTGCACTTCTTTCTCTGTGCGGTACATCCAGCCTTTGCTTAGCAAGGCATACTCTTCCGGGAATCCTCCCCACCACAACGAGCGAACAACCCACTTATCACCCAAAAGCCCAAAGGTAAAATAAACATCGCCTTTCTTCGGTTTCCAAGGTAATTTGATTATTTCCGCTTCACCGCAAAGCAAGTTATGTAACATAGCATCTTCTTCATCTTCTGCTACCCATCCATCGAAATGAAGTCCGTCTAAGTCAAACCAACAGGTAGGGTCGTAACCTTTAATTTTAAATTCTTCGCCCAGCTCCACGCCGAGCATCTTTGCGATTTCCGGCATCAGATTTTTACTCACTTTCTTTACCTCCGTAATTTTTCATAAACCACGAATTGCCTGTGCCGTCAAAAATCAACTTAAAGCCGTTGATTTCAATTTCTGCCTTGCCGTCAAAGGGCTTTTTAGCAATAGCTAACCAACTCAATTTATCCATGACAGCTACAACAGCGTCCTCTGTTAAGTCAATTTTTTGTCCTGTAATAATGCCTTTGTCATTGACATTGGCATAGTAGATTTTTCCAAATGCTGAACAGCATAAATGTTTAGCCATGTTATTCATCTTCTCTCTTTTTAAAGTATTCACAGAGCTTTGTATTAAAAGCGTTTTCGCAAGAATTTTTACAAGATGTCTTTAAATTGCAATATTGGCAGCAGAACCATGTGCGGCACGCCTCCGAACATCCGCAATTTACATTTTTAATTTTAGCCATGTTACCACTCCTTTAATTTCTCTCAATAACTGCCACGATTGATAATTCTTCTATAAAAATTAGTCATCTGCTTAACCAGACAGCTATTTTATTAAAATCTTCCAGCTTATCTTTTTCAACTAGAATGATATTTTCACCATCGGATATGATAAATTCGTATTTTTCTAAGATAGCTGCACAAACTTCAATGTCAGTCATAGTAGCAACCTGTTCTAAGGGTACAGTATTCATTTTAACCAATAATTTTCTGGCAGCCTTTTCTTGACCTATATAATTGAATTTGTTTGCTAAATCTCTAGCATCATATGAATTAGCCATTTACTTTTCCTCCATACCGCCATTGCGACTACTATAATCACAACCAATATATTTTCTCATTTCTTTCCTTTAAGGTTCTGTCCATTCATCCACGATTTTAATACCATAAGAAATTGCACAAATACGTTCAATTTTGCATCCACGAGCCTCATACCAGCCTTTTACAAAGTAAGCAACATCAGCATCAGCCAGTAAAGCAATACTCGCAGCTAAATACTTTAACGGTTTGTCAAAAGTCGGATGGTCTTGAAAGAAACTGTCAATTACTTCCACATCCTCTCCGATAACTTCTTGTGCTTGCTTAATAGCAAGTTCTCGTGCTGCTAATATTTCTTCATCGGTTTTGCCACGCATAGGCTGAGATATAAACAATTTTTTCATTACTTTTCCTACCTCTTTCTTACCCACTTCTTTGCGAACAACCGCAAATAATGAATATATCCGTTATCACTTAATGGTTTAACTTCTTTACGCATTTTAGGCTTTAAGATTGTTGTGATTGAATGACCATCTACAATTAAGCCTGCACCTTTTTCCTTGCACGTAGTCTTAATTTCATCCTCATGTTTGCTGTAAAGCTCTTGCGGGACAAAATAGTAAAAGCCTCTAACATCGGGGTGGTCATGGTATTTATTCTTTTTTAGGTCTGCTCTAAAATCTGTAATGCTGATTTTAATCTCGACTTCGTAGAGATAATCACCTTTTGTAATGTAACAGAAGTCTGCTTCATAGTACCCCGAGTATTGGTCTTGTCGTTCCCATATCTTCCAATACCTGTCCATTATGATATTCGGACCGCAATCTAAGCCACGCTCAATGCCGTATAAGCGCCCTAAACGTGAGCTAAGACTATCTTCTGTATGTTTGTCGCCATAATTCATTCAAAGCCTCCTATAGCTTATACTCCACACCCATTTCCGCAGCCACAGCAGGTAATGCAGCTTCAGCTTCTGCACGAGTACGATATACCCAGCCTGCTTTGTAGAGTGCAAAATCTGCGGGATTGTTAGCCCAAGTGTACAAAAGCACAAGCCATGCGTCATCTACTGACGAGTACCAAAACCCCCAGTATTTTTCGCCTTTCTTTGGCTTCCACGGCAGTTTGATAAGTTTTGCGTCGCCTTTCGCCAGACTAACAAGCATCATGTTAGCAGTTACGTATCCATGATTTGCGTTCTCTTCGCCGCACACTATTAGTTCGTCGATGATAAATTTATAAGTTTTATCGGCTACGCCCTCAATTTTAAATTCTTCTCCCAGCTCCACGCCGAGCATCTTAGCTATTTCGGGGATTAGATTTTTGCTCATCTTCTTTCCTCCATTTCTTTTCGCAGTGTTTGTCGTAAACCTCAAAACCTATATATACTAAAAACACCATAAACATCGTAAGACCAATGATAGCGAAAAATTCTTCGTCAGTTCCAGCGGTTAATAATAATTCTGCCATGTTATCATTATCACTCCCTATTTAGTTAATTTCTTCAGCTTGGGTATATTCAACTTCATTGTCACATACAATGCTTGTTCTAATTAATTTGTCCCATCCACTGTTGTTGACAAAAGAACACTCTTCGTAAGCCTTTTTAATGGCTTCTTCTTTACTTTCTGCTTCTATTTCTACTGAGATAAAAGCTGTTGTTTTACCGGAAACAATGTATTTTTTCATCAGTTCTCACCCCTTTATTTCCGAATAACCACCGCCGTGGTGCTACTGTCTAATTTGGCGATTGCTAAATTGCTTTCAACCACCAACTCATTGAAAAGCTCATTCCATGTATCTACGTGCAATGTCATATCTTCTGCGTTTCGGGCTTTCGCCCATTCGTAAAGTTCTTTAACGGTCATGGTTTACTCCTTTATAGCCTTACTTGCCTTTGCTATTTTCTCAATCAGCTTATCTACAGCCTTGTCCGCAAACTCACCTGTAGCTTGGATGTTGGCAGGTGTTATATGTTCTGCAGCATACATAGCGTATATTTCTTTTTCTGTCGGGAGAAATGCCCCCAACATATCTAAAATCAAAGCCGTACAAACAATTATTTTAGCTGCCTTAACGTCTTTATCATTATTATTAAAGGCTGTCATAGCTGCTAATGCAACAAACACGGCATATATAGTTACAAAAAAACCTACTATGCAGCAAATCCCTTGTATCATGTCTATTCTTCCTGCCCAGTAAATCAGCCACGGGCTAACAATTGGTTCGTTCATTTTTATTACCTCCGTATTTTTCCATAAATCTCGGATTGCCTGTACCATCAATGCTCAATTTAAAGCCGTTGATTTCAATTTCAGCCTTGCCGTCAAACGGTTTCTTGCTTTCAGCCATATAACATAGCTTTTCCATAACAGCTTCAACGGCTGAATCTGTAACCTCTACTCTTTGACCTACCATAATGCCTTCTTTTTCGTTGACATCGGTATAATAAATTTTTCCACGAAAACCACAACATAATCTTTTAGCCATTTAATTGCCCCCTTAATATATATGGCGTCTTTAGCTCTTTAGCTACATTCGACAATGCTTTTTCCGCATCATCTTGCGTCGCGAACACCCACCCAGCTTTATAGGCTGCATAATCGTCAGGCTCGCCGTTCCAAGTCATCCTAGTTGCAATCCACTTCAGCTTTGAAGATTTATCACAATACAATCCAAACGTCCAATAATCTTCGTCACGATTCGGCAGCCAGGGAATTTTAATAATCTCGCATTCTCCCTTGATTAATGCTTCCAACACATCAGGCGATGCAAGTAATGGTATATTTTGAGGATATGCCTTGTTTACTTCTAAATTTTCCTCGGTGAAAAAATATACTTCGTCATACCTGTCAATCCTAAATTTTTCTCTCAATTTTAGCCCCAGCATTTCAGCGACTGCCGGAATAAGATTTTTGCTCATTGCTACTACCTCCGCTTTCTTTCAACTTTTATCTCAAATTAATAACCACTTCCTTGCATTGACGTTCTTCAATACACTGGTCGTTAATAATCCAGCATTCATCTTCTTTACCATTTCCGTCATAGCATTTGACTGTTATTTCCATTCCTTCGCAGTCATGTTTGACTGCCCATTTATAAAACTCTTCGACGGTCATTATTATCACCTCTTTATTTTTACAAAAAACGTCCAACGTGTTTTTCCTTGCTTATCTCCGGCAAGCGGAAGATAAGGTAACGCACACCTTAGCACATTTTTATGCGGAATGTCCTCGTCGCTCCATTTAAACAGCAGCATCCCACCAGGTTTAAGCACTCTAAAGCACTCAGCAAACGCCTTTGTCATCCACTCTTCCCATAGCACCGGAAGTTGCCCATACTTCTGTGCCAACCAGCTGCTCTCGCCAACTTTTACCAGGTGCGGCGGGTCAAAAATGATGTAGCTAAATGCTTCATCTGCTATATTCTCCATGTTGGTTACATCAATTATCTTGTCTGGCTGAATATGTAATTCTCTTCCGTCGCAGAGCTTTGTATGCAGCTCTCGTATGTCACAAAACATAACAGCGTCGCTCTCTTTGTCATGGTAGAACATCTTGCTTCCACAGCACGGATCTAAAATAAACGGCTTATCCATTATTGCCTCCTTGCGATGCATTGATTTTTTTAGCAAGCTCATCCATAGCTTTCTCTGCTTCTTCATAATCGCTACATTCTTTATAGCCGAATTCTTCTCCGTTTTTCATGCTTACGAGGATTGTATAATAGCAGCGATTCATACCTTTGCACAGCGTCACTGTTAAGCCAACAACATTGCTCATATCTTGCCACGTGCCATTCTTAAGCTTAATTAACATTTCTTTCGCTCTTCCTCCTTGCCGCCGACAATCTTCAGCTCATCGCCGATACATCTAATGGTGTGTCCCAGGATTTTGCAAGTGCTTTTGAGCCATTGAACGCTATGTCCTTCCAGCACCTTGTCCATTTCTTCGTCGGTCAAGTCCGAGAAGCAAACGCTTTCCCAACGATTGTTACGTTTAACTCTAAAATAAATTCCGTCTAAATCTCTATTTACCATATTTTTTCCTCATTTCCATACGCACTTCATAGTCTACAACGCTCACCCGGAACAGCGGATGTGCTTTACGCAGGCAGTAACGATAATATTTCAGTTTTTGCTGTCTACGCTTTACCATGCCATCCATATCAACCACCCAATCGCAGCACCTAGTAGAGCACCAAATATAGCAGGTATACCGACAATCAGTATAAACATGATCATGTCGACAATTACGTTTAATGCTTTAGTTATTTTCCCAAAACCTTTCTTCATGCTCAACACGCAAGAGTAACTCTTTGTGTCCCTCTTCGTTTTTAAGGAAAAGTCAGCCATCATTCTCACCTCTGTTCGGATTCTGTTTCCAGCCACCTACAGGACGATACAGATGTAAAACATCGTATATCTTGCCTACGCCGTGCAGATACTCGCTTTCTTTTGGGTGAATCTGATGTACTTCTTCTTCCGGCAGCCAGAACACGTCTTTAACCTGGCACATAACCTCCCATGACGGCGTTTTATTCGTCGTGCCGCAAAATTTTACGCTTACGTGCTCCCATTGGTTGCCGTCCTGATCAGGCTCAACGCCTACAACACACTGCAAGTTCTTTTTGATTCCCGGCAGATGCAGGAAGCCTATTAACACCAAGCCTTCAAAAGCAAAATCATTTTTCTTGTAGGCTTGAAACTTTTCATTTGCTAAAATCTCCTTAACACTTCTCATTTTAATCTCCTTGCTCCGCATAGTTGCGGATTATTACTGCATTGCTTACATTCCTTGTCGCACTCCCAACAGCATACGTGGCAAACCTCACTTCTCACGCAGCCGGAAAACGGAAAAGGGCAAACATATTTATTTTTCAGCTTTTTCGTGATTATCGGCTCTTCATCTTTTAAAAATTTCTCGGCAGGCTTCTTAGCTGCAGCCTTGTTTTTGTTAGTTTCCTGCCTTCTTATTTGCGCAAGGCTCATGATTTTGTGCTTGCACTCCTTGCCGCCGCAGCTCATTCCTTGTCGCCGTGCAAGATTAGATACATCTCTGTAACATTCAGTGCCACATTCGCAAAGGCATTTTGCAACCGAAACCTTCTTTTTAGGTCTAATACTGATAACGCCTGGAGGATAAATTTCAAGCACCGTCAGCATACCTATTTTCTGCCCTAGCAGATAGCTCCAATCCTTATTCTGCATTAAACCGACTTCCTTTCTCTTTACTTTAGCCAAACTGTGCCATAGCACGATGAGCATCTAAACGCCCATTTTACAGCACCTTTTCTGTCTACAATCTTTGCGCCGTAGACAAGCTTTATTTTTTCCTGCTTGCAATGAGGGCAGCACTGCTTGCCTTCGGCTGTTGTTCCAAGTAGATATTTCACTATTGCCCCTCCGTTACAGTCAGAAATTTTAAAACAGAAATTTTAAAACTCTGCCTGTATTACTGATTCTGTATTCTTTTAGGTCATCACGCTTCAGGTACTGCCTTCCATATAGTGATTTCATGTTCTCCCATACAAGAAAAGGCACGTTGTAAAAATCTGTCAGATTAAACGATACCAGGATAAAGCACCTTGCTCCTAAAAAGTGATGAACCTTAAGGTATTCGAGCTGGTGCGGTTCAAGTCTGCTGCGCAGCATCTTGTCGCCGTCGGTGTGCTTCGCTTCAAAGCACACCGCTAAACCACCTCTAATCGTTCCCTTGTAGTCAACACCGCTTTTCTTTGCATAATTAGCAATGAACTGTCCGTGCTGACCATAAGGACGAATATAATGCACAGGCTCGCTCTGTTTCTCAATCTTCGCAATACCGTGTTCCTCGTAATATTGGCATCCTGCGTCAATCATCTTTTCAAAGAATGAACCGCTTGCCTTGCTCCGCTTGCCTACAAGTATGTTTTTAAGCTGATTCATGTTTCTTGTACCCCTTGAATTTCATTCTGCTGAAAGCGTATCTGAGATAAGCTAAGTCCTGAAGCACGTCGATGTATTCAAGCTTATCAACATACACCTTGCTTCTTCCCCACGTGCTAATCAGCTTCATGCTAGGATTGTAGGTCTGGTGATATATCGTTTTGTATAAAAAGCAATATTCGCTGCAAATCTTCTTGAAATCATCTTTCTTTAATTCGATTTCAGTGAACGCCAGCTTACGCAAGCGGTTAACTTCGTCTTTAATCTTCATTCTGCACCTCGCTTAAAACGGAATTTCCTCATTAAAAGGTACTGCGCTGCCAAAACCTTGGAAGTCCTGGCTTTCTTCTCCCGGTTTCTGCTGGGATTCATTACCTTGCTCTCTACGCTCAATGAATTCAAAGTGCTCTGCAATAACCTCGGTTACATATTTCTTTTGACCGTCTTTAGCGTCATAGCTGCGAATTTGCAGTCTGCCTTCAACCAATGCACGCTGTCCTTTGCTAAGATAGTTGCCACAGGTTTCAGCCTGTTTACCCCAAATAACCACAGGAATAAAGTCCGCTTCACGCTGTTTGTCTTTGGAATAAGGTCTGTCCACAGCAAGCGTGAACTGAGCAACAACCTTGCTTGTAGAAGTGTATCTTACCTCTGGGTCTTTTGTCAGTCTGCCTAATAAAATGATTTTGTTCATGCTTTTTGTTCCTTTCTCTTTAACGGATTGTCCTGGCAGAAAATTTCGCCGCCTTCTTTTTTGATTTTTGCTTTGATTTCGGCAATAGCTTTATACAGATAATAAACCTCGCCGCTGTCATGATACATATTGATATAAAAATTTACTATTGTCGTAAAATATCTCTTTTCTTTATCACGATTTGCGCTTTCGGTGATTCTTGCAAGCTCTTTAGCGTCCATAAGTCCCTCCTATAATCCTAATAATTTGTTGGTGGCAGCAAAGCCTTCTGCAACCTTCTTCCTGCGTCTGCTTGCGTGTGTAACCTCTACCGGGTGGCACATCTGCAAAATGCGGTCATAGATTCTTGTTTCCGTTATCGTCTGCGGCTTTTTGATTGTTTCAATCGGCAAATTTGTTGTGATGATTGTAGGCAATCCGCTTCGGCAACGGCTGTCGATGATCTGGAACACTAGCTCCTGAGCAAACTCCGTGCGCCGTTCTGCTCCTAAATCATCAAGCACTAACAGCTCAAATTGATTAAAGCCGTCAAGATATGCTTGCTTTTGCTCTGTCCCCCACAATGTATTGAACACTCTGCCAAAATTAGTCATTAAGCAAGCTACACCTTTATCAATTAGCGCATTGACAACACACGCAGCGGCGAACGTCTTTCCGCTTCCGGAATTTCCATAAAGCAGTAATCCTTTATGCATCCTGCGAAAATCATCGTAGTGCTCAACGAAATTCTTCATTGCTCGCATCGTCCGCTCGTCTGCGCCGTCATCATGGCTAAAAGTCTGTGACTGAAGCTCACGCTCAGGGAATCCAGCTTTTCTAAGCTCCTGCACCCTAGCAAGTCGCTTTTCATGCTCCTCACGTTCACGCTCTGCCTGAAGCTCTTCCGCTCTGCACTTACAGATACAAGCTACAGTTCGTTCAACACCAAACAAGAAACCTCTGCATTGCTTCGGTGTATGGCATTTACCACACATAAGCAATCCGTTTTCGTAATAATCATTTGCGTTTTGCTTATTAAGCTGTGAAGCATTTTTAGCAATGTGATTTACAGCAAGCGTAATTGAATTCTGAACATCATTCGCATTCATGCTATCACCTCACTAAAAATATTTGTCCAGGTCTGTTTGGTCATCCGGCGGTTTAAACTCATCCGGCGGTTTCTTTGGCTTTTGATTGTCACCGCTCGCAAGGTTTCTTGCAACTCCCTCACAATAGGCTATTGACTTCTTGCCTTGCTGCGCTGTTATCGTAACCGCCTGCATAGCTATCAGCTCGCCGTGCTCCTTAGCAATAGCCTGTAACCGCTCTGCAATGTACGGCGTTATCGGCGTAACATTTTGATTCCAAAAGCCAACAGGATTATTATCGCTCGTAACATTTTCATAACTGTTACACGTAACGGCAGCATTTTTATCGTAACAACCACTACTAAAGTTATTGTTGTTACTCTTATTCTCTTTCTTATTCTTACTCTTATTCTTATCCGTAACATCTGTGTTTGTTACATCGTTGTTACGTGTAACATCTTGACTTGTTACGCTTTTGTTACACGTAACATCTTCGTAACATTTCGTAACATCTGTGTTTGTTACGTCATTGTTACAGGTTTTGGATTGCTTCTCACGCTGCCTTTTAACTCTCATTGCTTCCTTGCACCGCTCACGCTCCTTGAGCTTTGAAAGCTCTTCGGCATTCTGATACTCACCCCAGCCTAAAATATAGATATAGCCGTTATCCTCTATATCAATCATGTTATACTGCCGAAATACTTCTAAAGCAGTTTCCGCAATTTTAGGCTTAAAACCACCAACAGCAGCTAAGGTTTTTGGTGTATACGCTACACCTTCGGTAGCGTATACATAACCACCATCGTTTTTTTTACGAGCTAAAGCTAACAGGAAGAACCACATTAATGCCAGGCTATCACCAATCTTCGTATCAGCACGAAGTATCTTAATTTTTTCGCTGTCGAATACATCGGCACTAACCTTGAACCAGCTCTCCATGTTGCCCTCCTACAATAACTTCTTCCATAATGGTTGCCGTCTAAGTAACCTTACATACTTCATAAGTGCTTTCTTTCTCATAAATAGCTTCTCCCTATTTTTTCTATCCACTCGTCCCGGCTATGTTTATCTTCATAGCAGGTCTGAGCAAATCGCCTTAACCGCAAGTCTGTTTCCTTGTCCAAATGAGGTCCGAGCCTGCCTTTATGATGTTCGTAGCATAGCCAGATTGTTAAACCCAGCTTGTCAGAAATCTTTCTCCCGGCTGCTTCGAATATCACATGATGGCGCTCCAGGTTGCGAGTAGTGCCACACATAAAGCACTCCTTTTCGCTTTGCAATATGCTTTTCTTACTCATGCAGTCTGCCTCGTTTCTTCAAGCAGGTTCTTAATAGCAGTGTGCGCAAGCGTGTATTGAGGAATTGTAATCATTTTTTCAAGCTCTTCAATGGTCAGGTCTTTAATGTTTTTGTATGCCGCAAGCGGTCTGCCGTTTTCATCGTGCCCACTAGCAACGGTTACAATCACATCCCCTTGCGGTGTAATCTTAACGAATTTATCTCCGGTAGCTTGCGGTTGAGCTTTAGGTTTTTGCTCTTTCTTCGGTTCTTTAGGTTGATACTGCCCTTTTTCAACAGGTTCACAAGCTGAATTTCCGTCATCGTCCTCTTGCGCAAGTCCAAGAGCCGCTGCAAGGCTATATCTTCTAGCATATGTCAGCGTACTGCCAAAACCCTGGGCATCATTTTTCTGAATAGGATAACTGCTTGTCACCTTAATGAATTGACCACTGCTATGCATGATCAGTGTAGTAACAGCAAGCTTATTGCTTTCTACAATTCCTTCGTTAGCCTGGAATATGCTTAAGCCGTTCTTGCTAAGCGGCTCACGTGCTACGTTCAGGCATTCTGCCAAATCAGCATATTTGCTTTTAAAAAACGGATTGTCACAGCCTTTAACAGCATTTTTCATTTCGCCCTGAGCCTTTGCTAAAGCTTCAGCCAAAGCATTAATTTTCTCACTCATTTCCATTTAAATCACCTTTCCTTCCTTAACAAGCTCTTCAAGTTTGCTGTGAAGCTTAAGAGTTGTTTCAGCATCCCAGTGACAGCATTCACGATAACTGCCAACTTTAGGATATGTTTGCATATTTACCGACAAGCTGTTAACGTTATAGCTTAATACATCACCTTCACGCACAGCCTGTTTTTCCTGGTGGTATCCGTAATGCTGATACTTACATTTGCCATCCCTGGTACAGTGTGAGCAAGTCTTAAAGTCTTTCAACCAGCTCTCTTTCGTCTGCTTATGCTCACCATGCTTTCTTTTTCTAAAAGCTTCGAATCCTTCCATGCTAAGTCCGCTGCGAGCTAACACGGCGTTGACCTGTTCATTAGTTACCATATACATCCTCCTTTTTAATTCCAAAACCAAGCTTTAAATCAGCATAGGCTTTAACTACTCTGCCTTGTGCAGTTGTATAGCCTTTTTGCTGAAGCTCTTTGTTCCATTCCCTTATAAGCGAGTAGCCTTTTCCAACGCCTACGCCTAAAAGGTTGGCAATATCTTTAGCTGTGTAGAATCTGCTCTCCATGTTTGACAACCTCTTTCCCGTATGCTATACTATACATGACCTATTTTATAAACCGACTTCCTTTCGACTTTATTTAATAGGTTAAAGGCTCTCTATTAGCGTGGGGGGTCTTTTCTTTTTGTTCATCTTCAATTCCAATCAATACAAGCAAAGCCTGTACACCTTCCCGGCACTCTTTTAAAAGATTGTCACCGAGGTGTTTTTTTTGTACTGTTTTTGCTACCATTTGCGGAAACAGCTCGACTACCTCGCCGATTTCCTTTTGAGCACGCAGTACATTCAGTGCACTGTTATCGACTGGCGGAATCAATCCGAACACGTCGCAGAACACTACATTTCTTTGCAAGTGCTGAACACGTAACCAGGGTGCACGATACAACCTAGACATTTGCAATGCCGTAACATCCGGAACACCACGCACGTCGGTTTCATAATCCTTAAGACAACTAGCAGATATAGCAAAGGCTTCCGCAGCATCAACACGGCTAATTCGTGCGTATTCTCTAGCTGCCTTATAGATGTTAGCTTTACTTTCTGCCATAATGCTCAACTCCTTTCTGTTACAATTAATGTATAGCGAGAAGGCTTTATGCCCTGCTATCATTGTTCTTTCACTGTGTAGTAATTAACAGTGACCACATCTCCAGGCTGGAGATAACGGCGGTTGGCGGTCAGGTGCTTATTATCTTCGGATACGTTATACCAAAACTCGTCAAAACAAATCCTTGTTTTGTTAAGCAGAAAATATTTGTCAGCGATTCCATACATGGTTTCGCCTTCTTGTACAATGTGCGTAACTGTATGCCTTTGCACCTGGCTGTCCGAAAATCCGCCAACTAAGCTAAGACAACACCATGCAAAGATAATGCATACGCAGATTTGCAATACCTTTTTCATCTTTTTCACTCCTTTGTAGCAATTTCCAGTTTTTCTACTACCGTTAAAATTTTGTAATTTCCATGACGATAGCAAGCCCTGAAGCATTTACATGCTTCAGTTTCATTTTTCTCAGTAAACGTATCAAGTTTTACCTTGCCAGTTTCCAAGTTTTGAAAAACAACTACCCAGTCTTTACATTTATACATCTCTTCATCACTCCTTTACGCTTCTAAAAAGTAATCAACGCTTACGCCGAAGTATTCGGCGAGTTTTTGAAGTGCTTCTACATTAGGTTTGTTTCTGCCATTTTTCCAAGTTGAAAAAGCTGAATTGCTAAGTCCTGTTGCCTTTGCAACCTGATAAGCAGTAACATTGTTCTTCTGCATTAATTCAGCAATTTTTCTATACATTTCATCGCTCCTTTCTTGACGTTCAATTTTGAACGTGATATACTTTAATTGACAAATGTAAAATACTGTAAAGTATTACACTTTTGTAAGTGTTTTTATTTTACTTTCTAGTAATATTATACTACATTGTTCTACTTTTGTAAAGTAATTTATTACGTTTTTGTAGAATATTTTTTGAAAAGAAATAGGTTAAAATGTACGAAAAATTTGAAGCGTTACTTAATTCAAAAGGTATAACTGCATATCAAGTTGCGAAAGCGACAGGTGTTAGTAATTCCATGCTTTCATCGTGGAAGAAAAATCGTACAACACCAAAAATGAACACGTTGCAGTTAATCGCCGATTATTTTAATGTTCCGGTGTCATATTTTTATAGTGACACAGAGTATGCTCTCGGTGTAACGGAACAACAAGCAAAGTCACTCGGCATAGACACTGAAGCAGTAAAACAGCAGCTCAACGCCCAGCTTCTCGACGAACAGGCTATTGAGATTGCGAAACAGATTCAGAAGCTCGATGACACCCAAAAGATGGCTATCGAGCAAATTATAAAAGGGCTGTTGCAAGGCAAAGGCAAGGCCTGACTTCCCCTTCGCCAGCATGGCATAATACCTTGCAATCTAAAGGAAGGAGGTTAAAACGAAGTCGATGTCATACCACTAACGAGTATGCACAGCTGATTCGACAATTACCAACAGAGCATGTGTATTTCCTGCTACTCTGCATAGAAATTGCCAACCAACTGGTTGCAAAAAAAACAAGCTGAAACTGTAAAACACGGACTCAATGATTCAACTTGATGTTAGGGGGATTACCTTTAGGGAGCCATTTTGTAGAAGAACTACAGCGATAAGAGGGCGCATATGTCCGTCCTCTTTTTCGTGTGTATCGAAAGGAGTCGGTATTAATGTTCGGGTGGTTTTCGCGCAAAGCATCAAAAGAAGATATTCAAGAATATATAAAAATGCTAACCATGGTAGCTATGGAAGATAAGTACGAAGACAAAGCACAGCTTACCAATATGTATAACTTTATAAAAGAAAAACATATTACAGATGAGCAACTTACTGAAGCTCAATCTATGGCTTGTAATAACATCTGGTCTGATATAATGCAGGACGGAATAGTAACAGAAGATGAAGCGCAGAAATTTAGCAAGTATTTGCTTGTATGCGAACATCTCACTCCCAAAGAAGTAAAATACTGGAATGGAAAAATAGAGCTAAACAGAACCCTATATGACATCACAGTTAACGATAAATTACCAATCTATGATAAAAATGATGTTCAGATCATATATAAGGACGGTGAGATACTTCATTATTCAGCATACGCAGATATGATGAAAATGAAAACTGTTACCAAAAAAATTAATTATTCCGGACCATCTGCATCTATACGCATCTGTAAAGGCGTTCGCTATCATGTAGGCTCTATGAGTGTATCAAGAAAAACTTCCTCTTTTTGGACTTCTGATTCATGGGGCATCTTTTGGATAAGCAATATGCGTATAGGATTTTTAGGCAGCTCAAAAGCTTTTGCTTTTCCAATATCTAAACTCTTTTCTATTTCCGACGGCGATGGTGGATTACACATCTTTAAAGAAGGACGAGCAACGCCGTACATTATACGCCTATCGGAATACGAGGAACCATGTGCTATAATATCGAATTTGCTTAACAAACAATAAAGGAAGTCAGCATCAATGAAAAGAATAATCATAGCACTAATAACTATTTTTTGCATCGGAACATTCACGCTGTCGGCAGAAGCTTATGTAGCTAATCGCAACACTGGCAAGATACACACAAACACTTGCAGCTCTGTATCAAAAATGAGTAACGGCAATAAGGTTTACATCGAATCACTATCAGAAGCAAGAGCATCTGGATATACACCTTGTAAACGTTGTCACCCATTCTAGGAGGCTATAAAAATGAGAAAAATATTTCTTGTTCTTACTACGATTTTTGTGTTTGCTGGCTTGCCATTTTGTGAAGCATCGAAAGCAACAGACGCAAAGTACATCAATGACAATTATTTTGTAGTAACGGCTTCTATCTTAAAAAATGACTTTTTCCCTAAATTTGAAAACATCATGAAAACATATCCGGAAAATGCGAAAGATATTGCAGGAGCAGATTTAGCAATATATACCAAACCTAAATTGCAAGAGCTAAAAGAAAAACTGCAAAATGATTCCAGGGCAAAAGATTCTTACATTGCAACATTGACAAACACATATATTTCTTGCGTAATAAACTTTTTGGATGTAACGGCACGAGTAAAAGACAAGCCATCACTAGACAAAAACACCTGGCTTGCAGATTGGAAGGATTCGGCTGCTAAAGTCAAGGAAGCAAACGATAAATTCAAGCAAGCATATGGCAGTACGCAGTCGACAAAATAAATCAGCAGACCAGAAATGGTCTGCTTTTGTGCTTTTTGAAAAAAAAAGGCTTGAAAAACAGTCTGAACATAAAATTCCAGGTTGCTTTTCAAACCAGTGTTTTTATACAGTTTATATCATTATCCTTATAAATTAAAAATCTTATTAGAGCTTCATATTTAGCTTATATGAGCATTTTATTTTTACTAATATAAATATAAGCAGAAGCCTTAAAAAGTCGCTTATAAGCTAAATACTAAAGAGATTTTTTGGCGTTTTTTGGCAAAAATTACATGAAAGGAGCTGCAAAACATGACAGTAACAAAAAATCCGAAAACAGGAAAATGGGACTGCGCTTTTTGGTATAAAGATTGGCAAGGCGTAAGAAAACATACAACCAAAAGAGGTTTTGATAAAAAGCGTGATGCTGAAAAATACGAAAGCGACATGAGAAACAAAACTCATACACATGATCCGAAATTTAGCGAAGTTATTGCAGCATACCAGCAAGAGCTGGACAGCAAATTGAAGCTAGGAGAATTAAAGCAGTCGACTGTCGACAAGAAAAACCAGGCATTAAAATATTATGTCCTCCCTTTCTTTGAGAATATGAACGTCGACAAGGTTACTCCGCTTCAAGTTATGCGCTGGCTTGCCATTCAAAATGAGAAATCAAAAAAAGAACGGCTCTCAAGCAGACTGCTAAATCAGATACGTTCAGAATTAAGCCAGGTCTTTGAATTCTCTAAAAGAAATTGCGGGACAAAAAATAACCCTGTTACTCTTACTGACAGGGTAAAGCCATATTCAAACGATACACGTGCGAAATTATGGACAGTAGAACAGTATAAGATTTTCTATGATGATATTAAGATAGCTTCACATAGAGTACTGTTCAATATCATCTTTTGGGCAGGCTTGCGCATAGGTGAAGTTATGGCTCTAAAAATCGAGGATATATCGCCCTATAAAATTCATGTTAATAAATCACTAATGAGGATACACAATAAAGATGAATTTGTCATTAGCACACCAAAAACAAGAAGCTCCGTGCGTGATGTTGAAATACCGAAATACCTCTATAATCAAATCATAGACTACATAGGCACGCTTTATAAGGCTAAACCAGAAGATTATATCTTTGATGGCATAAAACCGTCGGCTATCAGAACATATATGCAATATCACTGTACTAAGTTAGGCTTGCCAAGAATTAGTCCTCACATTCTCCGGCACAGCTATGCTTCAATGCTTTACGCAGCTACCGGAGATATTCTAGCAGTCGCTAAACAGATTGGTCACGCAGATAAAAACACAACCTTTGAATTTTACGCTCACATGATGCCAGAAGCTAATAGGAAAGCTGTAGACAAATTAGAGAGTTTAACCGTTGATAACTCAACTAAAAATAGTGAATTTTAATTTTCGGAACTCATTTTGAACTCATCTAGTAAAAAAAGAACCGCTAAATCCCATAAATACTATGGTTTAGCGGTTTTTATTTACAATGCTCTATATTATAACACAAATAGCCTTAAACGTCGACAGATGCAATTTTGACGCTGTTGACAAAGTGTTAATAATATGTAAGATGGCTGTTATCATAGTAAACTGAGCGAGGGATATATCGTGCAAGGAAGAGCAATTTCAGCGAATAAGTGTCCGGAATCATCGAAGTGTTGCATTCTTGCGTGCGCATCCAAGAAGTGAGTACGCAGGAGGATGCTGATTGGCTGTCACACATAGAACTCTGGTAAATTGAGCGAGATGTATATCGTGTAGGGAATAGCAATTTTAGCGAATGAGCATTTGGAACCATAGAAACAAGGGTACGTAACAAAATGTTACTCTCTGACAAATTTTACCGCAGTTTCGTATTGGTTCCATGCGAAATTTGCGTCGTGCCCTTTGGGCACAGGAAAATTGCTGCTGACTGAAACGATATACTCTCGCGAATAGAAAAAATAAGGTAGAAATCCTGACACATGCTTGCGCGTCGCTCTGCTCCTTCAATCATGGCTATCTATCCCTCTAAAAATACTCCCTATGTAAAAATACACCGCTACGAACTATATCAAAAATTGTAGAATCTATCCTCAATCGACAAGCTGATTACATCAGCTCGTCGATACGCCTCGCCACAATCGTGCCTATGCGTCGCAAAGCTCCTTTAGGCACGGTGGCTGGGCAGCCAGGCCCGCTGCTGGTCATAAGATAGCTGACGGTAAAAGAAAAAAGACATGTCACATGACATGTCTTTTTTCTAACCGGCAGCTATCTATCCTCCC